CAAAGAGCTACTTTGTTAATAAGAGATGCACAGCCTTTTACAAATTCATCCAGATTTTTAGATGGGCAGCTCACATATGACAGAATCGCAACACTATTAATTACACTTCCAAGGTTATCACAAAAATAAGCCGCCCCAAAAAGGGACGGCATTCTTTTTGCCCTACTAATCGAGGGAGGGCGGCAGTTTGGGGTAGAGCAGCAAGTCGAAGTTGTCAAACGGGCCATTACGCCCGGAGCGTTGGAGCTTCGAGTATTCGGCTTTTTCGATAACCTCCTTGAGCATTTCATTCTTGGCTTGAGCGGAGGGGAGTTCCGCGTACACTTCGAGCAGCTTTTCGACCTTTGGGACGATATTTTTGCGAGAGGCGGCGCGGGCCTCGTCCTCGGCCAACTCGGTAGCGAGGGCGGCAATGCTCTCGTTGGCGGAGTTGATACGCTCGGTGATAGAGCGGGAACGGGCGAGGAACGTGTCGGTGTCGTAGACACCTTGCTCCAACAGGTCGTGGGTACGTTCGAGCTGCTTTTGCAGCGTGTCAACCTCCGCCTGCGCCTTTCGGATTGATTTCCCTTTGAGGTCGATAAGGGCCTGCTCCTCGGAGGGCGGGCGGTCAGACCATTCGAGGCGATAGTCCGAGAGCCATTTAGAGAGGGCCTGCAACAGCCGTTCCTCCACGATAGGGAACTTTGAGCCGACGTTATCACAAGCCCGGTTCGGGCACATGAGCAGCCCGCCGTAGGCGTTGGGGCGGAGGACGATGTTGCGGCCACACTTTCCGCAGACGAGAATACCGGCCAGAGGGTTCGTGACAGTGTTTACGGATTGCACCGGTACAGGCCCCTTTTGAGCCATGAGGTCTTGAGCAGCGAGGAACACAGCCTCGTCCACGATAGCGGGGTGCAGGCCGTCAACGTAGATTTGCTCCTCCGGTGGAGCGACATACCGCTCGACGCGAACAGCGTTGTTGATAACGCGCTTTTTGGTCTTGTGGACGTTCCAACGGATTTTCCCGATGTAGACGGGATTTTGCAAAATAGCCTGAATGGTAGTGCTGTTCCAGCAAGGGGAGCCGCTGGGCGGTTTTATCCCCATCTTGTCAAGCCGGACGGCTATCGAGTAGGAACCGAACTTTTTGACGGAGCCATCTTCGGCTGCCTCACCGGAGGTATAGAGCCGGAAGATAAAGCGGACAATATCGGCCTCGGCTTCGACCGGGCGCAACGTCCAGCCCTTGTCGTTCGGCACACGGATTTTCTCATAGCCATACGGGGCCACGCCGGAGACCCATTTCCCCTCTTTGGCAGAGGCGAGGCGGCCACGCTGCAAACGGCGGTTGATGGTTTTATATTCGCGCCGGGACATGAAAAGCCCGAACTCAAAATACTCCTCGTCGTATTCGTTGTTGGGGTCATAGACCTTGAGCGGGGTTATGATTTTGGTGCCGGAATACTTGAACGTCTGCGCCATAATGCCTTGGTCGATGGTATCACCACGGGCCAGACGCTCCACCTCCATGACGAGGACACCGGCCCAGCGACCCAGCTCGACCTCTTGGAGGACGTGCTGCATGACGGGGCGGGCAGCAATGGTTTCACCGGAAACGACCTCACGATAGATTTCAGTCACGTTCAGATGGTCGCGCCGGGCGACTTCAAGGAGGAGCTTTTCATGGCGGGCCAGAGTTTCCCCGTCACCGTGGGCCTCGGCTTCGATGTCAACGCGGGATTTACGCAGGTAAATGCAGTATTCGTCGGCGCTGGATAGGGGCGGATAGTTTCGCATAGGGGTTCACCTCCAAAGGAAACGCCCCTCACTCGGAGGGGCGGAAGTCCAGATAAATTATCCTGCCGACCCTTTTGATAACCCGGCCTCTGCTGCGTCTTTTTGCAGGTTAAAGGCAATTTCCATATCGGCCTGAACAAGCTGGTCGAGTAGGGCGGCAACGGCATTCTTTAGCTGACTTTGCATAGCCATGAGGTCAGAAAGAGCCACGGGGTCAGTGATAGCCCCGCCGGAAGCCTCGATGGTTTTACGAATATCAGCACGAAGCGATTGCAGGGTATGCAGTAGCTCTTGGTATATACGGAGCCGTTCAGGACGAGCGAGCTGGATATCGCGGCCAAGCAGCAGGTAAAAGCTATCAAAGCACTTTGAGACGACCGGACGCAACTCGGCGGGCATATTCTTGAAATGTCGCTGGAAGTTTACGGTGTCGTTGTAAAATACCTGCTCGATGTGGTTGCGCTCGTTAGAGTAGCCCAGCAGATAGTCGGTGGAAACGCCGAAATATTTGGCGAGAATACACACCGTCTCAAGGTCAGGCTCTTTACCCTCGGTTTCGTAGCCGGAGTAGGTGGAACGCTTTTTATTTAACGCCTTTGCCAATTCCTCTTGTGTCATACCGCGCTCTTTGCGCAGGGAAGCAAGGCGAGAAGAAAATACTTTCATAGAGAACACCTCCATAGGTTTTTAATTATACTATTTTTGCCCCGTTTTGTGTAGATGTTGCCCCTAAAAGCGGCAAAAATAATCTTAACAAGAAAAAATATTCTGTATCTTGGTTGACTTTGCCCCAAAAAGGGGCTATAATAAAATCGCAATCCCCAAAACGGGGCACAAAAAGAAAGGAGCGAGAGCATGAGGGCAAAGTTGCAGCGATTGCGCGAGGCCAACGGCTACACCCAGCAGACATTTAGCAGAGCCGTAGGGACGAGCCGGAGCCACTATTCGCAGGTAGAGACAGGAGAGAAACAGCCGTCGTTGCGGCTTGCGTTGCGGATTAAGCGAGTGTTGAACTACTACGGCGACGACATTTTTGACAACACAATTCCGGTCAGGAAGTAATTTTTTTAATCAAAAATGACGCAAAACGGGACAAAATGGATAAAACGAGAGTAATATTTGACGCTGTGAGCGTCTAACCTCTTGCCTCAACCTGTAATTATTTTAACGCAAAGGGAGGTGGAAATAAATGTCGAGGCAAGCAACGAAAGCCTGCGGAAACAGGTATTACGAAGCACGAATGAGGGCGGCAAAGTACAACGAAAAACTCTTGACGCGAGCAGGGGCAATCGACTTTCTGCCCGGAGTGACCGAGGACAGTCTCAAAAAGTACGAGCTTGACATCACGAGGCCGCCGAACATCGTAGTCGCGCTAATGGCAGACGCTTATAACGAGCCGGAGCTACGAGCATGGTACTGCACAAACGAGTGCCCGCTGGGAAAGGATTGCAGAGAGATACCATCCATGCCAGCGGAGAGGGCACTCATAAGGCTCCAAAACTCGGTCTACGAAATGGAGCAGCTTATACGGCAGCTTTCCCTCCTGATGGAGGACGGGACGGTGGAGGAAAGCGAACAGCCCCTCATACCTCAACTCAGAGACCGGCTGCTCGAGTTCCGCCGGAGGGCAGATGAAAACCTCGCTGTGTTAGAAAGGGCAGCGAAGCTCGGAAAATTCGACTAAAGGAGGTGCGAAATGGTTGGGGCGAATGTTGTCAGGGATTTTCAAATCGGGAATACGCGAGTGCGAATTGCTGACAACTACTGCAAAAAGACCGCCAGCGACGTGGAGCGAATACTACAGCGCATTGCGAAACAGGCACAGAGGCAGTTCAATGCAGCAGCCGCAACCGGAAACTATGAACAGGAACAAAATACGCAGATACCCGCCGATGATTGTGTGCGCGGCAACGGCGATTGCCTTTGCGGTGGCGGGAATAGTGACCATCAACCAGCAGGCGACGGCATTCAGGGCCGGTGAATTGCCGCATTCGGTTATTACGCCGCACACGGCCATATTCACCGAAACGGACTACCCGGCGCGGGTAACGCTGACACAGCAGCCGCAACCGGCAGTGGTTACATACAACGAGAGCTTAGTGAAAAGCAGGGATTTCGACGCGGCAGACAGTGAAATGCTTCTCAAAATTGCAATGGCCGAGGCAGAAGGAGAAAGCGTCGAGGGAAAGGCCCTCGTGATGATGGTGGTATTGAACCGAGTTTGGAGCGAGAGTTTCCCGGACACGGTTCAGGAGGTTATTTTCCAGCCGCGCCAGTTTTCCGTCATAGCAGACGGCGGCAGGTATTGGACGACCGAACCGGACGCGGGTTGTTACGAGGCGTTGGAGTTGGTTATGCAGGGCTGGGACGAAAGCGAGGGCGCATTATACTTCGAGAGCTGCGAGGGCAGCAGTTGGCACAGCGACAACCTCGAGTATCTATTTCAGGTGGGAAACCACAAATTCTACCGATAGGAGGCAAAGACGATGGATAGAACACAGGCAAGGCGCGGGAGACAGCGCAGACGCAAGGTGAAGATGGCAGAGGCTTGGACGCTTGTATTCCTGATGGAACTTTTAGTAGCTGCTATCCCGGCGGGAATTGCTACAGCTGTTTTCGTACCGATGGCGCGAGAGCTTCGCGGGTACGCGGCGGTAGGCGGTGAATGGCTGCTCATTGCGTTCATCTTCTGCGGAACCTACTGTGCGGCGCACAAGTGGGTATGCAATAAGATTTTCGAGGAGGGAAAGCACGAATGAAGTACACAGTTTGCCCGCATTGCGGAGCGCACCTCGATTTTGGGGAGTGCTGCGACTGCGAAGAACAGAAAGCAAAGAGGGGTGAGAAAGATGGAGGCGACTTTGCAGCAACAGGCGGAGCAGTATCTCGGGACGGCGATTGACCCGCTGGAATGGGACGACGCGAAAGCCTACGCAGAGCATAAGCTCAAACGGATTATTGAGCGCGAGGGCGACGCAGGAGGAACGCGGCGAGAACCTTGGTATCTGGCACAGCTTATTGCGGAGACCGTAAGGGTAAACCGCTTTTCGGCCCTCACACAGCTTATCTACCACTTTACCGAACAATTTGGGGTAAAAAAAGAACAGCCCACGTCCGAAAACGTGAGCCGTCCTAAATCCAGTACCCCTATTGTACCACAGGAAACCAGCGATTGCAATAGGAGGAGTTAAAATGTCGAACAATTTAGCAACAACCGGTAGCGGCCACAACGCATTGCAGATTACGCAGCAGTACCCGGCAGAGCGGTTCAACCTGCTCGTACCCATGCAGACCGTGGCGGAAATTGCCGATATTCACAAGCCGGTGATGAACGTGGTGCAGATTTCCACCAACCCGGCAGACAAAGAAATCTACGAGCAGGAAAAGGGCAGCGAGGCATGGACGGGCCGCGACGGGAAACACCACCCGGCCAAACCTGCGGGCTGGGCACTCACGAAAAAGGGCCTCAACAAACTTATGCGAGCGGCGGGCATTAAGATTTTAGGCACGCGCCCGATTGTTCCCTCAACCTGCCAGAAATGCGCAGAAGTCAACAAGGGCATTGGCCGCCCGGTAAACTGCGGGGCTTGCCCGAACAAAGATGTGAAGTTTGAGGCCCGCATTTCTGTTCCCCAGCTTACGGGGGAAAACATTGAAATCGTGGCCCACAAGGAAATCATCGTGCAGGACGTTACAGACGGCATGAGCGACAACCAGCGCAAAGAGTTTTTGAAGTTCCGTTCGGAAATGTGCGAGACCAAAGCCATCAATCGGGCACTCCGCGCGGCAATGCACATCAAGGGGACGTACACCATCGAGGAACTGCGCAAGCCGTTTGTGGTAGCTTACCTTGTCCCGAACCTCGATAACGAGCTGGTAAAGCAAGAGGCCGTGCGCCATTTCTTTACATCGGCGCAGGAACTTTATGGTGGGCACACCCCGGACGCGAGAAAGGCCATCTTTGTGGAGGACGACGTAGAGGAGGGTATGGAGTATGAGACCCCCGGCCAGCCGATTGCGGAGCCGGAGAACGCCGCATACCGCAACGCGCCGGAGGAGCCGCCGCGAGACGTACAGCGGAGACAGCAGGAAGCGGCAGAGGCCGCGCCGGACTTTGACCCGACCATTTGTAGCGAGTGCGGAACAAAGTGCAGTAACGGAGTTGTGAGATACAGTCAAGAGCAGTTCGGAAGAACGCTGTGCATGAGTTGCCAGCGCAAGCAGGGAGGGAACCAGTAATGGCGATGAGAGTTTTACATACGGGCGATTTACATATCGGCAATTTCCCCGGCCCGGAGAAGAACGGGGAGAACGCTAGATACCTTGACATTTGCAAGTGCCTCGACGCGCTTGTGGCAGGGGCCAGAGAACAGAAGCCGGGTGTTGCGATTATCGCGGGCGACATCTTCCATCAAGCAAGAGTTTGGAGTGACCGAGGCCTCAAGGAGCAGCAGACGGCGGTGAAGTTTCTGCGGGAGTTGTCAACCGTTTGCCCGGTCGTGGTTATGAGAGGTACGCCGAACCATGACAGCGAACAGCAGTTTGAAATGCTAAAGACAGCATTTGAGGGGAACGGCGAGGTGAAAATCATCACAGAGCCACAGGTGGTAGAGGTTTTCAGCGGAGCCTACGGCTGGGTACAAATTGCCTGCCTACCCGGATTTGACAGAGGTTACTACCGAGCGCAACACCCCGGCCTCTCCAAGGAGGAGGAAAACGAGGTATTCACAAAGGCGATTGCAGAAATGATTATCGGTCTCAAGGCGCAGTGTAACGCCAGCAGCCCGACCGTACTGGTATCGCATTACACCATCACGGGCTGCAACATGGAGAGCGGGCAGACGGCATTTTTTAGCCAGTTTGAGCCAGTTGTTTATCCCGACACATTGACGGCGGCAGACTTCGACCTCGTTTGTTTCGGCCATATTCACCGCCCACAAAAGATTGAGGGGTGCAAGAACACATTCTACTGCGGCGCGGTTTCCCAACTCAATTTCAACGACGAGGGGCAGGAGCGGGGGTACTGGCTGCACGATATTGACGGCAGCGGTGAGGTAACGTCCGCATTCCAGCAGCTTCCGACACGGCAGCACAAGACAATCCTCCTCAAGGACGAGGATATTGCGAACCTTAACGACGGGGAATATGACCTGCTGCCGATTGAAAATTATGAAATCCAAGACAAGGTTGTTCGCGTCCTCTATAACTGCACAGACGAGCACAACAAGGCATTTAACCATGCAATGCTTGAGGGTTTTCTGATGAACAACGGAGCTTTTTGGGTACAGGAGATTACACCGCAGAAAATCACCATCACAGTAGACCGGCGCAGTATGGACGCAGACAGCACCCCGGAGGGCAATCTTACGAGCTACCTTGAGGAGAAAGGCGTTGAGCCGGAGCGCATTGGCGAGCTGATGGAGCTTGCGCGGACCATCATTTCAGAGGCCACGGAAAAAGCGACGCAGGAGCGGCACACGGGGCTGTTCGTCCCGGTGGAGATTGAGGTGAAGAACTACCGCAACTACCGCGAGGAGTATTTTTCATTCGACGGTATTCGTTTTTGCACCATTAACGGCAGCAACGGAGTAGGAAAGAGTAGTTTGTTCATGGACGCAATGCTGGACGCGCTCTATGAGGAACCGCGAGAGGGCGAGCTGACGGGCTGGATTTGCAATGACCCGGAGGCCCGCAGTGGGGCTATTAAGTTCACATTCAAGCTGGGCGAACGGCTGTACCGCGTTACCCGTACCCGCCAGAAATCGGGAAAGGCAACACTGAATATCGCGGAGTTTGTGGACGGGGAATGGGCCGACCGCAGCAAAGAGAAGTTCAAGGACACCCAGCAGGAAATTATCAACATCATTGGCATGGACAGCCTGACGCTGAAAGCCTGCGCCCTAATCATGCAAGACCAGTACGGGTTATTTCTGCAAGCGGACAAAGAGGCTCGCATGAACATTCTCGGCAGCATTTTAGGGCTGGGGATTTACGGCGATATGGAAACGCTGGCGGCAGATAAAGCGACCGAGACCAACCGGACAATCCGCTCGCTGGCGGATAGAGCCGACACCATTACCGCAGGCATGCCCGACAGAGAGGAGCTGGCGGCACAGGTCAAGGAATATGAGGAACGCCGCAAAAACTTCGAGGAGGCGGCTGCGAAAAAGGCAGCGGAAGTGGACGGCCTCAAAGTAAAGCTCAACACGCAGTTGGAGGCGGCAGGACGCGTAATCCGGCTCAACAGTAAGATTACCACCCTTACGGCACAGAAAGCCACAAAAGAGGCAGCAAAGACCGCACAGGTAGGAATTATCACGGCGGCGGACGCAATCCTCGCAACAGAAGCGGAGATTGCGGCAGGTGTGGCAGAATATCGCGGTCTGCTTGAGCAGGAAAAAGAGTTGATTAAGGGCAAAGCGACCTATGATAGCGTTTTGGCTCGGAAGCAGCAGCTTGAGGACGCGGTTTCGCTGGCGGAACGCTCGGCAAAAGAACTGCGCGAGAAAAAGGCGGCAATTACGCTCGTGAAGATTGGGCCGCTGAAACAGGCCGTCGAGAGAGCGGCGGAGCTGGAAGAAAAACACCGACAGTATCAAGAGGCAGCGGGAAAGCTCGCGGAGCTTGAGGCAATGCTTCCAGACTACACAGCGGCCAAAGACAGCCTTGCGCTGGCGCAGGCGGAGGTAGAACGACTTGAGAGGGATTATCGAGAGGCCCGGACACGCATTGAGGGGGAAATCAAAACCCTCAAGGGAAAAGTTGAGTTATTGAACAACAGCGGGTGTCCGGCACCGGAGAACGCGACGTGCAAGTTCCTCGCGGACGCGCTGGAAGCAAAGGCCATATTGCCCGCGACCGAGCAAACCCTCGCGTCACTTGAGGAGGAATACAAAAAGGGCTGCCAGACGAACGCAGAAGCCCTCTCTGCGGCGGAAAAGGCTTTCGACGATAAGAAATACGTCCCGGAGGAAATCGACGCTCTGCGGGCTTCTCTGCGGCTCCTTGAAGCAGCCGAGAAAGAATACGGCAACCTCGAAGCCCTGAGGAGGGAGTTGGCGCTGATGGAGGAGCGGGTGAGCGAACTCGAAAAATCCATTTCCGACGCAGAGGCTACCGTGGAGCGTGGTCGGGCAGAGCTTTCGGAGACCGTTCAGCGGCTCGAAAAGGCGGAAAGCCTTAACAGAGAGTACGAGAACCTGCAACGGGCCATTGCGCTGCAAAGTGGCTGGCTCGAAAAAGAGAAGCAACTACCTGTAGCGAGGGAGAAGAAAGCAGCGGCGGCACAGCGCGTCCTCGAACTTGATACAGAGCTTGAGAACATCGAAAGCGACCTTGCGGAGGCCCGCGAGGAACTGTCCGAGGAGCAGAGCAAAACCGTCGGTAAAGAGGAACTGCAAGCGAAAGTGAATGCGGCGGAGGCAGATACCAAGTATTTGCAGGACGCAGCGCGGGAGGTTTCGATGAAGCTTGGCGGCCTGAAAGAACTTGAGAAGCAGGCCGAAAAGAAGCTGGCGGAGGCGACAGAGCTGCAACAGCAGATGAACGAGCTGGGCGGCAAGGCGGCTGGGTATGAGGAATTGAAAAAGGCATTTTCGCAAGACGGCATTCCGCACAACATTATCCGCAGTATCATTCCGATTTTCGAGGCGACGGCCACCAACATTCTCGGCCAGATGTCGCAGGGGCACATGAGCGTAGAGCTTGTGACGGAAAAGGTGTTGAAATCCAACAACAAGAAAGAGGTCACAACCCTTGACATTATCATCAACGACAGCGGCACCGGACGGCTACCGTATATGAGCAGGAGCGGCGGCGAGCGCGTTAAGGCGGCACTCTCGGTTATCCTCGCGCTTTCCGAAATCAAGAGCAGCAAGGCAGGGGTGCAGCTTGGGTTCCTGTTCATCGACGAACCGCCATTCCTTGACAGCCCCGGCGTACAGGCGTATTGCGACGCGCTGGAAGCTATTCAGCAGCGATACAGTGCCCTCAAGGTAATGGCAATTACCCACGACCCGGCCATGAAGTCGCGTTTCCCGCAGAGCGTGGACGTGATGAAAACGCCGGAGGGGAGCAAGGTTATTTACGAGTAATAAACGGGGTTATACGGGGCGAAAAGCCCCGGAAATACCCGAAAAAGGGAGGTGTATTCGTTGGGGAGACCACGAAAACAGACAGTAGATTATTTCCCGCATTTTGTCAGTACGGACAGCCGGACGCGCTTCATTCTTGAAGATGGCTGGGGGAACGATGGTTACGCCTTTTGGTTTAAGCTCCTTGAATTGCTTTGCCGAAGTGAGGGACATTACTACGATTGCTCGGAGACAGCAAACGAGAAATACCTCGTGGCCCTGATGAAAATGGGACAGGAGGACATCAACAAGATAATTGAGACGCTTGTTGACCTCGGAAATATCGACGGGCGGTTATGGGCGGAACACAAGGTCATTTGGTGCCAGAGCCTCGTAGACAATTTGCAGGACGTTTATTCCAAACGGACGGTATCGGCTCCGACAAGGCCGTTCACAGAAAAAGAGGAGGAACCACCAAGCCCGGAACCCAAACCGGAGGAGGAAAAGCCTAAAAAGCGTGGCAGGCCAAAGAAGTCGGAGGCAAGACCGAAACGGGCGAGCTGCCTGTCCGCCGAACAGCAGGAGCTTTTTAAGAGGTTCTACGCCGCCTACCCCAAAAAGGTAGACCCGGCGACGGCGGAGAGGGCATGGGCTAAAATCGACCCGCCACCGGACGAGGCCATGACGGAGAAAATCATACAGGCCGTGGAAGCGGCAAAGAGGTATGACAGCCGGTTTAGAGAACGGCAGTATATCCCAAATCCGGCGAGCTGGCTGAACGCAAAGGGATATTTGAACGAGTATGCGCAGGAGGGAGGCAGCAGCCATGAGCAGCAGGGAACTTACTCGGATAGGGGACATTTTGGACAACAGCCAACAGACCCCGGAGAGTTTAAGCCGTCGGGAGGCTTCAAAGGCACCAAGTAATCTCGTGACGGCGCAAGAGGCGCGGGAGCGTGGTTTGAGGATTAAAAAGGAGCCGCCAGAACCGGGAAAGTGCCAATATTGCGGCAAGACGCTAGAACCGCAAGGGATTGTGTTTGGTGGAGAGGTTTGGCTATGGCAGCCGTTTTTACCGCGTTGCGATTGCGAACAGGCGCAAGCCTACTGGCGGGAGCACGACCGGAAAGAGGCGGAGAAAAAGGCAGCCGAGGAGGAAGAAAAGCGCAGAAAAGCCATGCAGCAGCGCATTGAGCGGCTGTTGGGCCGGAGCGGTATCAAAAAGAGGTTTCAGCAGCGCACTTTTGAGAACTTCCGTTGCGACACGCCGGGCCGGAAGAAAAATTACGGGATTGCCAAGGAGTACGCGGACAACTTCGCGTACCACAGAGCAAGAGGCGACGGCCTCTACATAGAGGGCACCAATGGAACCGGCAAGACGCACCTTGCGGCGGCCATAGCGTTGCAGCTTATCGGGGAGGGCGTACCCGTTATTTGCAAGACTTCGAGCGACCTTTTGCTGGACATTAAGAAGTCGTTTGACGACAGCAGCGTAAACGAGGCGCAGGTGCTCGACGTTTACAAAAGGGTTGACCTGCTGATTATAGACGACCTCGGCAAGGAGCAGTGCAGCGATTGGAGCATGAGCACGCTTTACTCCATTCTTAACGACCGGTATGAGGATATGAAGCCGACCATTGTAACGACCAACTACAACGCGGACGCACTCGTGAACGCGCTGACCCCGAAAGGCTTTGATAATACCAAAATTGTGGCAATCATAAGCCGCCTGCGGGAGACCAGCACAGTAATGACGATGGCGTGGACAGACGCGAGAACAGGAGGGCTAAAGGTTGAGCAACATTGACGAGAGAACAGGAAAACCAAAAATCATACTTGATTTGTGCGGAGGAACGGGGAGCTGGAGTAGGTTCTATAAAAAAGCTGGTTACGATGTTCGGAACATTACTTTGCCGGACTACGACGTGCTTGAATACGAACCGCCGGAAAATGTCTACGGAATACTTGCCGCCCCCCCCTGTACGGAGTTTTCGGTTTTGAACTGCAAAGCAGAGGCAAGGGAAAGGAAGCCAGAGGAGGGCCTGAAAATCGTTATAGCCTGCCTGCGTATCATACAGCAGAGCAAACCCAAGTGGTGGGCAATGGAAAACCCGGTAGGATATTTGAGAGAGTACATGGGGAAACCGGCCACAACATTTCAGCCGTGGCAGTACGGCGACCCTTGGACGAAACGTACAGACCTATGGGGAACCTTTAAGCCTCCACAAAAGATTTACACATCATGGGAGGACGTGCCGAACAAATTACCGTTATATACGCGGCCCGGTAGAGGAAAACCGAATTTTGCGTATTTACATAAATCGGCCCATGCTCTTATTCCACAACTGTCATTCGCAGACCCGCAGAGTGACGCGGAGTTCAGGGCAATAACCCCTCCGGGATTTGCGGAGGCATTTTTCGAGGCTAACCAGTAAGGAGGAGACACATTATGATTACAGACAAAGAGCGCGAAAACCGCGAGGAACTTTTTAGGCTCATGCAGGAAAACCCGGAGCTGCCGGTGGTGCCGATGGTAGACGGAGAAATACCCGGAGACGACAGCGGGTATTGGCTTGGCGCATGGGGCAGCGCAAGGGTAGATGAATACCTCTTAACCAAAAACCGCGAGTGGATGGTGTTCAAGAGCGACGACGATATATTTGACGTTTTGGAGCGGCACCTGTCTGACGAGGAGTTTGAAAAGCTGCCGGAGACAGAGGAGGAGTGCAGAGAAGTCTACAACTCCCTCCCGTGGACGAAAGCCATCGTTGTGTATATCGCCTTGCCAGATTAAGAGAGGGACGAGGACATGAGCAGACAGAAACACAAGCACAACGAGGCTGGCGTGTGCCCCTTGTGCGGGAAAGCCGCATTAGATTACGGCAATTCAGGAATACAAGACGAGAGCTATTTTTATTCTTGGAATTGCGCGAACTGCGGGGCCGGTGGAAAGGAATGGTATGACCTCGTGTTTTCTGAACACACGGTACGAGAGGAGGCGCAGTTATGAACGAACGATACAGAGATATTTGCGAGCGGTTGGGCTGGTACTGGCTCAACTGCGACGACGGCAATATTGAGCTGGAAAAGCACTCCCCCGCCGGAGAGGACTTTTCTTTTACCGTTAGCGAGGAGAGTTTTGTTGAGAACGTCAAGGAGTACGCGGCTCACTTCGACCAAGAGGAACATATCGAAATGTGGGTGGAGGCGCGGCGTAGCGGAACGAGAGGCGTGCCGTCCATTAAGGAGCTTGCAAAGGACGCAGAGGATATTGATGCTATGCTCAAGGAACTGGCGGAGGCCCTTTTCGCAGCAGAATTGGAGGTGGAGGGCGTATGAAATACGAGAAGCTAACAGAATGGGAGAGAGCACGGCACCCATCAATACATTACACCGGCAGCGTAAGGGGCATGAAACGGCTGGGGTATTGGGGCAAGCACGACCGCTGCGTCCGGTGCGGCCAGTACATTTATAACCTATCAATTCTAATTGGCCGCCGATTATAAGGCAGGAGGACGTATTGAAATACAGTGAGCACATCGAGAGCTTTTTGAACTTCCTGCGGGAAGCCCAGCGAGAATACAACATAGCGGCGGAGGACGAAAAATCCGCGAACGGAGCAACGCAGGACATTTTACACAGTATTGAGCTGGGAGAGCACAAGTACCACGAATACGCCCGATTGTCAAAAGCCTTGCGAGAGGTGAGACAGGAACGGCGCAGGGCAAAAGACATAGAGCAACAGATACAGCCCGTACAGGAATGGGCCGCAGAAAACGCCAAAGCGATAAAGAACCTTGAGCAGGTGCTTGGAGCGGTCAGAAAAGCGGAGCGCAGTATGCAGGAACGCCATTACATTCCGAGGACGGACGTAGTGAAAAAGATACTTGGAGGGGAGGAGGAATAACCACGATAACCAATGTAAAACGGGGAGATATTTACTTTGTTGTCGGCGGCGCGGCCATAGGCAGCGAACAAGAAGCAGACCGCCCGGCGATTGTGGTGAGCAATGACACCGGAAACAGGTATGCTCCGATTGTAGAGGTGGTTTATCTCACGACCCGGAAAAAGGTTAGCCTACCTACCCATGTGTTTATTGGCTCGGCGGAGCGGCCCTCGGTGGCACTTTGCGAGCAGATTGTAACGGTATCAAAAAGCCGGTTGGTAAGACGCATTAACCGGGTGACAACCGAGGAAATGCGGCGGATAGACAAGGCCCTCACCAAGAGCCTCGGAATACATAGAGCAGCAGGAGGAAACGCCATGAAAATAACCATGTTGACACCATTTGGAGAAATGAACTTTGACTTGCCGCCGGAAAAGGCGACAGACCTCGTGCAGAGGGCTTTTCAATACGCAGCCGGGCAGGAGACGGAGAAAACACCGCAGGCGGCCTCTATCGTGCCGTCGGAACCTTTCAAACCGTCGGAGGTTGTACCGCCTACCCCCAAACCCAAAAGCCGCGTTGAGCGTATGTTCGGGGATTTCAGAGGGCAGGTGCAGGAAAGAGGAGAACCAGAGGTATATAGGGGATTCCTTATCGTGAAATGCGAGCACTGCGGCAAAGTAAAAGGATTTTGCGCAAAGCAACCGATTTCTCATTACTTTTGCGATTGCGGGGAGAAAACTGCGCTCCATGACCTCAAGATGGTTCACCTGAAATGCAAGTGTGGAAGCCAGTACAACTACCGGACAAATATTACGGACAAGGTTTTCGACTTCCCTTGCCTGAAATGCGGAAACCCGGTTGATTTGGAACTGAATAAGCGAGGGGACACCTATGTTACCATCGGAGAATGAGGAGGAAAAGAGTATGGAACTGCGGAAGATTTGCGACGATACCAAGGACATGGGTATGTGGGAGCTGGCCCATAACATGGCTTTTGTCAAAAATGGGGAGGTGTGGTATAGAGATTTCGAGAGAGAGCTAACAGCCCGCGACCTTGTGAGGGAGATTTACCGAAAATACGTCACCACGGAGGACGCGGAGGAGCTTGCAGACGATGAAACATTCGACGACATCATGCTCGAAGCGGGCTACTACGGGACAGATGAAATGGAGGGAGTTTGCTCTATTCTCTATACAGTTCTTTGGGGCGCGGCGGAACTTCGAGAATGGCTGAAAACATACGAGACAACCGGCCTACCGACCACGGCGCAGCCGGTGGTGTTGAAACAGGCGATTGAGGTTTACGGTACTAATGCGCAGGTAGATGTTGCGATTGAGGAAATGAGCGAGCTGACAAAGGCCCTCCTCAAACTCCGCCGCGCCGGTAGCGCAGGCTGGGCGGACGCAAAAGAAAGCGTTTTCGAGGAAATGGCCGATGTGGTTATTATGCTGACCCAGCTTATGATGATTTACGACGGCAGAAAAGCTGTCCAGCAGTTCATTGACGCTAAAGTGAAGCGGCTGGCAGGCCGCCTCGCAGAAGCAGCACCGAGGGCCGGAACGAATGCGGCGCAGGAGATTTTGCAGCCCGCAACATAAGGAGGACGGCCCATGTATAAGAACGCAGAGGGGTATAACGACCCCACACCCGGAGAGGCAATGAGCCTTATTCGCAAAGAGCAGCGGCAGCAGGAAATATCAGAACGCCTTGCAGTTATAAGCAGATTGATACCGATTTTGAAACAAACGGCGGAATTAGCCGGGTTCGAGGTTGTAGGGCGCATTACCCTGCGAGACAAAGAAACCGGTAAAGAGTACAAATAGGAGGAAAAGACTATGGCAGACATCAAAATCAAGCACACGAGAACAATCCCCCTCAACAGTGAGGAAACCACCATCGAAGTTACAGGAGTGGAATACGGGGCAGACACCTTAACCAAGAGCATTTTGGAGGCGTTGGGAACGAAAAAAGACACGCCGGAGACCGGGGAACTGCTTATCAAGGGAGAGGACAGTGCGGAACTCGTTTTACCGCCGCAGCCTGCGCCCACAGCCTGCAATTTCCGAATGTTTGTGAGTGAGGACATCACCCCGGAGGACTTAAAAACCGCCAAAGAGGAGGGCAACATCGATGAAGTGGTCTCCCCTTATGACGAGATTAATATTCCCCTCGACACGGGCGGGAGCGTCACCGTCGTATGCGCTTACAGCGACCCGAATACGGCCCGATTCGTATTCAAGGACTGTTGGGACGAGGCGGTGATGAACGACGAGGCCACCAACAAAGGTGGATATTACAAAAGCAAGGGCCGGGCGCACGTCCTTGTTGACATTCTCCCCCACATTGCGCAGGAATGGCGCGAGCTGATGAAGCCCCGCAAGATGGTAGAGGAAATTGACGGCGAGCGGTTAGAGTATGCAGACCTCATGTGGCTGCCATCGGCAACGGATATGTTCGGCACGCCGGAGAACTGTTGGTGGAACGACCTTGACGACAGCTTCCAGCTCCCCATCTTCCAAAAAGAGCGCGAGCGCGTAAAAGAATGCGGGGACGAGGGGACATACCGTTGGTGGCTGCGCTCCGTGCGTGCGACGTCCTCGAGCTCCTTTTGCTATGTCGGCACGGGCGGGAGCGCGTACCTCAACTATGCGAGCACTTCGCTGGGCTTCGCGCCGGGCTTTGACATCTAATCAAAAATCAATCACTCCTCGGAGCGAAAGCTCCGGGGAGGAGAGGAGGAAACAAAAATGGCAAGGAAATTGATAGCAGGCCTCATTACATTGGCTATGGCGGCTACCCTTGCGGGGTGCGGACAGCAGCCGGAGGAGGGCACGGTAGAGGCGTTTGTTCCGACCGGAGAAATATCGGCAGAAAGCGTCTCCTTGGATATGACGTTGAATGAGGACGGGTATTATTCGATGTTCGCGGATGTAACCGTGGATTTTGGGGACGACGGGCTAATACAGGCTGTAGAGGTTGACAATACCGCGCTCCTCGCGTTCAAAGTTTCAAGCTATTATCCCGGTGGAGTTTACCTTTACGCCGGGGAGGATATGCAGGAGCTTATAGCGCGGCTCAAAGACGCGGCAGGCGCAGCGGGCGACAGCGAGGCGAAAGACCTGATAGAGAGCGTTATTGAAGAACTGGAAATGGGCGGCCCTATTGAGGGCGCGAGCACATAAGGCAGGAGGACAAAAGACCATGAGCAAAAAACGAAAGTGCAGATACACGGCGGAGGAGCTTTCAATCCATGAGGAGGCCGTGCGTCTGCGAAAAATGACGGACAGGCAGCTCGTAGAGACGTTCCACCGGGCAGCGGACGCGGAACTGGTTGCCAGCGGCCCCAGCGTGGCGCAGGACTGCCCCGAACAGACTGAGCCTATCGGAGACACCTCGGCGGTGAAGCAGCTCCTTGAGGCTCTTTCGGAGGGCAAATGCAAAGGCATTAAAAGCGGAATTGCGTACAAGGTTTCACAGCTTGCCGTAGAAATGGGGCTGATAGAATGAACCAGACGCAGCAGCACTACAGGGCAGTTATGGCAGGAAAGCGTAACCGCGTGGCCGGAGAACATTGGGAGGCCATGATTGAGGCGACCTGCAGGCACTACCGGCTCAAGGGAGTGGCCGAGATAACCAAAACACCGGAGCCGATGAAGCCCCTCGGCCGCCCGAACAGCAAGGGACAATTTTTGGCGTGCTACACCAAATCGGCGCAGCCGGATTACAAAGGGACGCTGGCCGGTGGCCGGGCCATCGTGTTTGAGGCAAAGCACACAGACACAGACCGCATGAGCCGGAGCGTGATAAGCGAGGAGCAGGAGAAACAGCTCGACCGGCACATGGCACTCGGCGCTGAATGCTTCGTGATGGTATCGTTCGGATTTCAAGAGTATTTCCGCATACCGTGGCCGGTTTTCCGAGATATGAAAGAGCACTACGGCAGGAAGTACATCACGCCGGAGGACGTTCAGGAATACAAGGTCAGATACATCGGCGGCGTTCTCCAATTTCTTTAGGAGGGCACGGGTATGGAGTATCTGATAGGGATAGCAGTTTGCATAGCAGCGGCGGTAGGAATCAGCATACCGTGGGTACACGCCATCGACAAGCAGACGAAAGACCCGGATTGGCAGCAGCATAAAGACGACCCGGACTATTGGGACTGGCCGTAAAAAAGTGGCAAGGGAGGCAACTCCCAAATTACAGCGAATAAGGAGGGAGTTATCTCCATGAAACGAAAAAACGAACAGGAAAAGAGCGAAACACAGGTACTCATAGAGGCGGCGGTCGCAGCAGCGGTCGAGGCCAGCATGAGGGGGATTGACGAAAAGATTGAGGCCGCCGTGAACCTCGGCGTAACCATTGGGGCAACCGCAGGGGCTGAAATCGGTGCAAAGGCCGCTGTAAGGGCGGTGGAGCGGGAAAGAAAGAATTACCGCAAGCAGCAATATGATTGGAAGTACCACAACACCAAATTACTGCTGCGGAACTACCGGAGGCTGAACGAGTATTATAAAAATGCCGTATTCAGCACCGAGGCCGCAGAGGAGGCGGACGAGAGTTTTGAGGACGTTATGCGCAGCATGGGCCGCCCGGCTGACGAGGAGATTTTTGTAGAGAGCATTCAAAAGAACTACCTTGCCACGAAAATCATTATGACCCATGTAAACAAAATGCTGGACTGCTACCGGATTATGTGCGAGAGGTCAAGCAGGCAGGACGACAAAAGGCACTGGCGCGTACTCGAGGGACTTTACATTGCTGAAAATTACACGACCGCAGAGGAGATTGCGCGGCAGGAACACATCGACAAAAGGACGGTATATAAGGACATAGACGTATGTGCAGCAGATTTGACGGCTCTGTTTTTCGGCGTGGGAGGCATTGAGCAGCTTTGAGAGACCGGCAGGGCAATATCCGGGCATTTACTTTTCACTATGGAGAGTGATATACTATATCCTGTAAAATCACGGAGAGAAAACGCCGTCTTGTGGAGATTTCCATAGGACGGCGATTTTTTACGGGGAGAATTGCCCCGAAAAAGGGCGGAAAGGAGAGATAATATGGAGATACGGACGCTGAAAGCGTCGCAGTTGAAAGCGGCAGCCTACAATCCGCGAAAGGATTTGCAGCCGGACGACGCAGAGTACAAGAAACTGCGCCGGAGCATAGAGGAGTTCGGGTACATCGAGCCGATTATCTGGAACGAGCGCACCGGAAACGTCGTAGGCGGGCACCAACGCCTCAAAGTTCTGCTCGAGCAGGGAACAGAGGATATTGAGTGCGTTGTAGTTGACCTCGACGACCACGACGAGAAAATCCTGAACGTCCTTTTGAACAAGGTGAAAGGCCGCTGGGACATCGGAAAGCTGGCAGACCTTTTGCAGGAGCTTGACGAGGCCGGAGGCATGGAGGTAACAGGCTTCGAGGATTGGGAGCTTCAAAGCCTCCTTATGCAGTACGACCATATTAAAGACCTGATGGAGGAGGACTTTTCCGGCTACAGCGACGGGAAAGAGCGCAACACCTTTACCATGACGTTCAGCCTCCCAGCAGGAGCGCGAGAAACCGTAGAGGACTACATGAAAAAGACCGATAACGCCAAAGCGGAGCTGGCGACGGCCATCATCAACAAGGTTAAGGGGGTATTGTAATGCAGATTGAGCGAAAGAAAATCAGCGAACTCAACCGGGCAGCATATAACCCCCGGATAGACCTTATCCCCGGCGACACGGAATATGAAAACCTCCGCAGGAGCATTACCACCTACGGTATGCTTATCCCGGTGGTTTGGAATAAGCGTACAGGGAATGTGGTGGGAGGACACCAGAGGCTCACCGTCCTCGAGAACGAGGGAGAGACCGAGGTAGACGTATCGGTAGTAGACCTCGACGAAATGCAGGAGCGGCAGCTCAACGTGGCCCTCAACAAAATCGAGGGCGGCTGGGACGAGGAAAAGCTGGCCGAACTGCTGACCGAACTGGGAGACGACGCAACCCTCACCGGCTTCACGCAGCAGGAAATCGACAGCCTCACCAATGACATCGACGGGCTTATAGACGGCGACACCGTAGACGAGGAGCTGCGGGCCATTGAGGAGCTGTTCAACGTGAGCCTGACATTCGATAAAGCAGACCAAGAGGAGCTGAAAGCCTATGTCAAGGACTACGGCAAAGAAGCTCTGATTGAGACCATCATTCAGAAAGCAAAGGGGGAGATATAATGGGGTGCAAATGTGGCACACAGGTTATTTTGTGCAATCTCCCGGTGCGCTTTGATACCTATAAGGGGTGCAGCCACGGGTGTAAATACTGCTTCGCGCAGAAGAAGCAGAACATTGCGAAGATACAGCGCGACGAAACCGTGGAGGCCCTGCGTTCATTCATCGAGGGAAAGAGAGGACGCGAGACGGCGTGGTGCGACTGGAATATTCCTATTCACTGGGGCGGCATGAGCGACCCATTCCAGCCTATCGAAAAGAATATCCGCGCTTCCTACGAGTGCTTAAAGCTGCTGGCGGAGACCAAATACCCATTCGTGGTAAGCACAAAGGGGCGGCTTGTGGTAGACCCGGAATATCTCGACCTGCTGGCGCAATGCAACTGCGTTGTGCAGGTGAGCATGGTATGTAGCAAATATGACCCGCTCGAACCCGGAACCCCACCTTACGAGGAGCGGCTGAAAATCGTGGAAACGCTCGCGGGCAGAGTGCAGCGAGTAATCGTCCGCATACAGCCGTATATGCCAGAGGTTTTCAAGGACGTTATGGCGAATATCCCCCGACTGGCCGCCGCAGGTGTTTACGGCGTAGTGGTGGAGGGCATGAAGTTCTACAAGGCCAAAAAGGGCATGGTAAAAATCGGCGGAGACCATTGCTACCCGCTGAACGTACTGCGCCCGCACTTCGAGGCAATCAAGGCAGAGTGCCACCGGCATGGCCTAAAGTTCTACGCCGGAGAGAACCGGCTCCGCGCAATGGGCGACAGCATGACGTGCTGCGGCATTGATGGGCTTGAGGGGTTCAAGGGAAACGAGTACAACCTCTGTATGCTGATGAACGGCCAGAACCCGGAGCCTACGGAGCTGATGAAGCAGATAGGCACGGGCGGGTGCTTCCAAAGTCTGAACCAGATTGCCGGTATCAATAAGAAAATCAATAACCAGTCTTTCTACGGCCTTATGCAGGAGGAATTAGGCGGAAAGTTGGATTATTATAAAAAGATGTTTGGTTTAGACGAATAAACCGGGGCTACCAGTAAAGGAGAGGAGGACAATGCCGAAATGGACTGATAAGCCGTGGGAACGTCAAAAGGGCGAGAGCGCACAGGCATACGAGGCGTTTGTTACCTACCGGGACATGGGGTCGGAGCGCAGTTTGCAAGCGGTATCCCAAAGGTTATCCAAAAGTATACCGCTTATCAAGCGTTGGAGCCGTGAAAAAAATTGGGTAGAGCGCGTTCGCGCTTACGATAACGAGCTGGAAAAAGAGGCGCGGGCCAAAGCGGTAAAAGACCGCAAGGCCATGACCGAACGACACATCGGTATAGCAATGCAGCTCCAAAAGAAAGCCCTTGAAGCCCTTAGTAGCTTGTCAGTCGAGGATATGTCCCCTAAAGACATCAAAGAATATATCAAAATGGCAACCGACCTCGAGCGGCTGAACCGTACACTCGAGGAGGAGAGCGGCAAGGGAGGCAGCGACACGCCTACCCAGCTCGCGGACACGATAATTTCAGTTTACAAAAAGAGGGAGGGAAACGGCGTTGAGTGAGTTAGAACAGGCGATATTATTCTACGCCGACCACCCCGTAGAATTTGTAGAGGACGTTATCGGAGCGACCCCGGATGAGGAACAGGCGAAAATACTACGCAGCCTCGCGGCCAACACCATGACCTCGGTGCGCAGCGGCCACGGCGTAGGAAAAAGCACGGTGGAGGCGTGGGCCGTCATTTGGTTTATGGCGACCCGGCCATTCCCCAAAATCCCCTGTACCGCCCCGACGCAGCACCAGTTATTTGACATCTTATGGGCGGAAGTAAGCAAGTGGCTGCGGCACAGCAAACCCCTTGCGAATGAGCTTGTTTGGACGAAAGAAAAGGTCTACATGAGAGGCTACCCGGAGGAATGGTTCGCGGTAGCACGAACGGCCAGCAAGCCGGACGCGCTGCAAGGCTTCCACGCTGAACACGTCCTTTACATCATCGACGAGGCCAGCGGTGTAGACGATACGATATTTGAGCCGGTGCTCGGCGCACTTTCAACGCCGGGCGCGCGGCTCCTAATGTGCGGAAACCCGACGCAGTTGTCGGGCTTTTTTTATGATAGCCACAATAAGAACCGGGCCAGCTACTCGACATTCCACATTGACGGCAGAAAGAGCAGCCGGGTATCGCAGGACTTCATTGAGACGATTATCCGAATGTATGGCGAGGACAGCGACGTGTTTCGCGTCCGAGTGGCCGGAGACTTCCCGCTGCAAGAGGACGACATATTTATTCCGATTTCACTCGTAGAAAACTCCATTCAAACAGAGTTTTCTCCACGGAAAACCCCGGATTTAGTGCATATCGGGTGCGACGTTGCTCGTTTTGGAGACGACAAGACGGTAATCGGGTACAAGGTAGACGAAAAGGTGACATTTTACCGGAAACGACAGGGGCAGGACACCATGAAAACGGCGGACGACATTATCCTGTTGGGAGAGGAGCTGGTACAGAGGTACAAACTCGACAGCCCGATACCCGTCAAAATAGACGACGGCGGCGTGGGCGGCGGCGTAGTAGACCGCCTGCGGCAAGTAAAGCGGAACAACCCGGAGCGTTTCTGGTGGCTGGAAGTTTATCCGGTGAAGTTCGGGCAGCGAATTAAGCACAAATATTACCACGACAGCACCACCTATATGATGGCCGTCGTGAAAAAGCTGTTACAGCCTTACGACGAGGACGGCAACCGAAAGCCGGTAGAGCTGATACTCCCGGACGACGACGACCTCGTAGCACAGCTTTCCGGGCGCAAGTACGCGCTGACGGAGGCGAGCAAAATCAAGATTGAGAGCAAAGACGCGGTGAAGAAGCGCGGGCAGCCCTCCCCGGACGAGGCGGACTGCGTGTTACTTCTTTGCCTACCAGTAAAACCGCCAAAGAGGAGAGGGGTGAGAAAGAATGGCTAAAAGCAAGCGGGCAAATATGGAGGTGCGCGTGATTAAATCGCAGCAGAGCCTCATTGAAAAGGCGGACACGCCCGTACAGGTAACAGAGCAGGAAGCATACAACGCCGGGGACTGGATAACCCCGCGCCATGATATGCGTGGGCTGGCGAAGCTCGTAGAGAACAGCACTATTCTCCCCCAGTGCATACGCGCCTATAAGAACAATATCGCAGGATTCGGCATTGGCGTTCGTTACATCGAGGACACCGAGGAAACGCCGGAAATGGCGGCGGAGTTCCAGCGGGCGGAGGAGATTATCGAGCTGCTGAACATTGAGCAGGACACCAAAGAGGTATTTGAGGACATCATTGAGGCGCGCGAGACCTACGGTATAGCGTACCTTGAGGTAATCCGAAACGTGGCGGACGAGGTTGTGCAGATTGAGTTCGTCAAGGAGACCGAAAGCGTATGGAAGTCCCGCCCCCTTGACCCTTATATCACCACCAGCTACTACCATCACGGGCAGGAAGTTGAGCGAAAGAAACGCTATTGCAAGTACAAGCAGGAAATCGGCGGCAAGGTGGTCTACTTCAAAGAATTTGGAGACCCCCGCGTGATGGATATGCGAGACGGGAAGTATCTCGAGGAGGGCGAAACCCTTGAGCTGCAATATCAGGCCAACGAGCTGTTGGAGTTTACTATTGGGACTGAGCCGTATGGTACGGTGCGCTGGATAGGACAAGTGCTCGGCGTAGACGGTAGCCGCAGGGCGGAGAGCCTGAACAACAACTATTTTATCAACGGGCGGCATACCCCGCTGATGATTATGGTTAAGGGCGGCACCCTGACGGACGAGAGCTTTGAGAAGCTACAGCAGTATATGAACGACATCAAGGGAGAGGCCGGGCAGCACGCCTTTATTGTCCTCGAGACCGAAGCAACCGAGGCCCGCGCCGATTTCGACCAACAGGAGAAGCCGGAAATCGAGGTCAAAGACCTTGCGAGTATTCTCCAAAAGGACGAGCTTTTTCAGGAATACATGGACAACAACCGGCGCAAGGTTCAGTCCGCATTCCAGCTTCCAGACCTATATGTTGGCTATACGACCGACTTCAACCGGGCGACGGCGCAGACCGCGCAGGAGGTCACGGAGGAGCAGGTATTCCAGCCAGAGCGCAAAAGCCTTGCGTGGGCCATTAACAACCGCCTCCTGAATGGCTACCACTTTCAGTTCGTTGAGGCGTATTTCCTTGAGCCAGACATCAGCAACCCGGACGACCTGCAAAAGCTGTTGACGGTAGCGAACAGCGCAGGCGGCCTCACGCCGAATATGGCAAAGAGGATTGTTTACGAGGCCCTTGGTGAGGACGCGGAGGACTATCCAGAGAACCCGGAGGAGGCAGCTTGGGGAGATATACCGCTGGCCTACAAGAACCAGCAGGCGGGCGGCGCAACATTCGACCTCGGTGGCATTACAATGAGCCTACAGCGGCAGATACAGAAAGCGGCAGCGCAGCATGACGACGCGGTAGTGGCCGTGATGAAAGAAGTAAAGCGGCTGTTGGTGAAGATGGACGGGGGGCAGTGATTATGTGCTTAGATTGCGGCCCCCTGATAAAGGCCATTGACAGATATATCCAAAAAGCAGACGACGACCTCGAGGAAGCACTCGGGGAGGAGGGCTACCTCAACCCGAAAAAGACCCGCCAATTCATCGAGGATATGGAGGAGCAGGTAGCGGAGGCTCTACTGGACGAGACCGATTATTTCACCAACGAGGCGGGCAAGGCCGTTGACCTTGAGACGTTCGCAGAGAAGATATGGCCGGGAGTGAAGCTCAACGACGAGCTGATGGAAAAACTCGCGGCCATTTTTGCGGAACAACTAGGCGAGTTTATGCCGGAGTTTATAGGTTACTACCTTGAGCAGACAGACCGCAGCCTCAAGCTGGAACAAGTCTCAAAGCGCACGACCGCATGGGTACGGACATGGAGCAAAGACCTCGGAGAGATTATGAAGCTGAACAGCCATACCGAAATTGAGCGCATACTCAACAAGGGGCTGGAAAACGGCAGCAGCATTGAAGAGTTCACCCGCGCTATCCTTGACAGCGGCATACGGGACGAACACTACAAGGCCCGCCGCGTGGCCGTCACCGAGGTTTTACGGGCGCACAGTGTTGCGCAGCAGGAGGCATTTATGCAAAGCCCGGCGGTCGGCGAGAAGATGTGGAAGCACACAGGGAGCTATCGAAACGACCCGCGAAAGAATCACATAGCTATGGACGGGCAGCGAGTACCAGTAGACCAGCCTTTTGAGCTGCGCGGCGCTAAAGGCGGAACCTATTACCCGATGTACCCGAGAGACCCCAACCTCCCGCCAGAGGAAAGCATAAACTGCCATTGCATTTCGCAGCCGGTGGTGAGCGAGGAGGTGTTGGGCTTACCGCTCGAGGAGAGACAGAGGCTACAGCAAAAGGCCATTGATGAAATGGACGACGAGTGGGAGAAAGAACTGGACGCGAGAAACAAGGCGAAAGCTGGTATCGAGGAGGAATAGTCCTGTTGCCGCCTCTCGTGGCGCAGGCTGCCTCCAAAGCGTCCTCACAGACAATTTACCCACCGGATAAATAACGGCCCTCTCGGGGCCATTCAGAGCGTTCCTGCGAGCAGGCAGGAGAGAACACGGTAAAGAGCAGCGGAGACGCTGCTTTTTATATTATCACAGCGAAAGGAGGTGAGAGGGCATGAGGAAAGGCTTGAAAAAAGCCTACGAGATTACGGACGCGAAAATCCAATTCGTCTCCCTCGTAGACAAGGCAGCGAATAAGCGGCAGTTCCTTATCAAGAAAGAGGCCGGAGGTAAGGCAACGTTCACTACCTATGGCAGAATTGTCAAGGCAGACGCAGAGAATCACTACGTCACCGGCGTTGTTTACGAGCCGATGGCGGAGGACAGTCATGGCAATTTTATGACCGAGGCAGAAATCACCAAAGCGGCCTACTGGTTTGCAAAGAACGGAAATAAAGTTGACCTACAGCACAGTTTTGAACCGCTTGACGGTGCAAACGTCGTTGAAAGCTGGATTGCAAAGGCTGATTTTGACATCGACGGCGAGACCATCAAAAAGGGCACTTGGCTTATGACCGTAGAGGTCGCAGACGAGAGCGTGTGGGAGGGCATTGAGAAAGGCGAAATCACAGGCTTCTCTATGGGCGGCCTTGGAAACTACAGTGAGGAGGACGTAGAGTTGGATAACGTGAGCAAGCAAGAAACCAGCGAGAAGAAAGGGCTGCTGAAACAGTTGGCGAAAGCGTTGGGGCTGAACGTGGTGGAAAAGGGAGCTATGGCGGAGCTTTACGAGGAGCGCAGCAAAGGTACGCTCTTTTGGAACGCTTTTAACTCCCTTGAGGAGATTTTATATAAATACGACCCCATCACGGGCCGTTACCTTTACGAGACTGACGAGAACAAGGTGCGCGAGTGCCTTGAGGAGTTCGGACAGATTATCACCAGTATTCTCACTGGCGGGGGAAGTGTGACCGAGGCCATTCAGACCGACCGCCCCGTGGAAAAGGCCGGGAAGAAAATGAGCGGCAAGAACAAAGAGACGCTGCTCGGCATTTACGAAAGCCTCGGAACATTCATCAAAGAATTTGACGACCCGGAACCGGAGAAAAACGAGCCGACCAAGAAAAAGGACGGCGAGGAAATCGAGGAACCGGAGGGAACCGAAAAGGAGGAAAAGCAAGTGACTAAACAGGAAGTTGAGGGAATTGTCGCAAAGGCTGTAGAAACAGCCTTTGCCAAGGCGACCAACACGGAGTCCAAGACCCCGGATGAGGAAGAAACCGACGAGGAGAAAAAGGCGGGCACCGTTACCGAAGCTAAGAAAAAGGGCGGCTGTGTCTCCAAGGCTGACGAGATTACCCCTGAGACCATCAACGCTATGGTTGAGGCGGCTATCGAAAAGGCCCTTGAGCCGCAGCGCGAGGTAGTTACCGCAGAGCAGGTACAGGAAATGATTACTGCGGCGGTGGCAAAAGCGGTTGACCCGGTGCTGAAAAGCAAGGGCCTCCCCAGCAACCTCGGCGGCGGTGTAGAAAAATCCGCAGGCGAGCAGCATTACCTGCATGGCATTCTCTAATCCAAAATAAGGAGGAAAACAGACAATGGATAACAGCACTATCATTCGCAAAGCGGCCATTGAGACGGGCAGCCTGTCCTCTGGCCTGCTTAACCCTGAACAGGCCCGGAGGTTTATTCAGCAAACTTTCGAGGCCACAAACCTCGGCGGCCTTGTGCGCCATGAAATGCGTACCGCCAAAACCGGTGAAATCGACAAGATTGGCATTGACCGCCGTATCGTCCGTAAAAAGACCGAGAACACGGACGACAACTACAGAGCTGGCGTAAAAACCAGCCAGATTGAGTACAGCACCACCGCTGTACGTCTGCCTTGGGAAATCACCGAGGAAACCCTGCGCGAGAACATCGAGGGACAGAACTTCGAGAACATCGTCACCAACCTTATGACTACGCAGCTCGGCGTAGATATGGAGGACTTGTACCTCAACGGCGACGAGCAGGTAGCAGAGGGCACCGCCGATTATGATTTCCTGAAAATCAATGACGGCTGGATTAAGCAGATTTCCAACGGCGGCCACGTTTACGACGCTTCCGGCGAGAGCGAAATGAGCCTCGACCTGTTTTACAAGACGCTGGCCCAAATCCCGAACAAGTACAACAATGGCAAGCTCCGTTGGCTGATGTCCCCGCGCAGAGCGCAGGAGTGGGAGCTGTTCCTGTTGAACAAGGTTATCGGCGCAGGCGGCGCGGTGCCCGACAGCATTTACACCGCCCCGGCCCGCATTCCTGCTGTGGAGTGCCCTTCCCTTGACGACGGCACAATTCTTCTGACTGACCCCCGCAACCTGATTGTGGTGAACACCTATAGCGTGCAAATCCGCAAGACCACCGAGGGCAGAGAGGCCATTATGCAGGATAAGCGTTTCTACGTTGTTCATCTGGATTATGACCCCATTATCGAGGAGCTGGACGCTACGGCTATCGTTAAGGGCTTGAAGTAAGAGAGGAGGGCAGCCATGAGCTACCATTTGAAGCTGATTAAGGCCCTCTCTTACTACGGCCCCATCAAGGCCACACGGGAGCACCCGGACGTATTTGTGGAGGACGAGGCTACCGCAAAGGCTGCGGTAGCCTCCGGCTATTTCCGCATGGTGACGGGCGAACCCGAACCGGAGGAACCGCAGGAACCCGAAAGGGAGCCTTATACGCAGGAGCAACTCGAGGAAATGACACTCGAACAGCTCAAAGAGATTGCCCCGGAGGTCGGGGTGGTCGAAACCAAAGGCTTTAAGAAAGCCGACTATATCAACGCAATCCTTTGGGCGGAGGGGGACTACTCCACCGGAAGCCCTACAATGATGGATTTGCAGGAGAATTAAGGAGGGCGAAAGCAGATGAAAACAGCAATTTACGATAAGGGGCTTTGCGGTATCGAGCAGTCGTTCTACATCGGCACCGTAAACAAAGATACGGACGCGGCCGAGGGGACGCAGCTCCCTGTGCAGCTCCCGGCGGGTTTCCGCATTGTTGGCTTTGGCATTGACGTAAAGACCGCCTTTGCAAGCGCAACGCTCAACCTCACCGGAGGCCAGAGCGAGCCGGTGAGCTACCTCGAGGGCGCAGAACTCAATGAGGTAGGCTTTATCACCAAGGACGGCGCATACGCCGCCGTAGGCGACAAGGACGTTACCCTCACGGCCAAACTGTCTGCAGAGGAGACCGGAGACGGCAGCGCGGATATTTACGTCAAGGCGGTAAGGCTTGAAGCGTAAGGGCGGTGAGCACAGTGGCAAATAGACCGTGGGTAACGCCGCAAGAGGTAAGGGACTATTCCGAGATAGCGTCGGTGCAGAAGCGCAGCGACACAAGGCTCGCGGTGGATATTGCGAGGGCAGAGCAGTATGTAATCACCTATACGCATAACACTTTTGAGAGCTACAAGGAGATACCGCAGCCGGTCAAAACGGCAGTTTTGATACTGGCGGAGGCTTACGGCCACAACGCCGCGCTCGTTGCCAAGGACGTAAAATCGGAGACGTTCGACGACTACAGTTACACCTCCGAAACCAGCCAAATCAGCATTGACGGGTTAGACCTTGCGGCCCTGCTGGACGATTTTGTAATTGCGGAGCCACGAAACGGGATAACCCTCCGTATGAGGCGGCTGTAAGGAGGCGGGCTATGAGTTTAGAGAACCTATTGAACCACACCTGTGACATCTACCATATTTCAGAGGGAAAGGCTTCCCCCGGTTTTAACCTCCCGGCCTCCCCCTCTTTCTCGTACCCAAAGCAACCGGACATCAGCGGGCAGACCTGCCATTTTGGAGTGCGTTCCGCAAGCATAGGCGTAACGCAAACCCAACCGGCGGCCCTGATGGACGCAAAAATCAAGCTCACTTTGCCCATCGGAACGGACGTGCGCCTCAACGACAAGATTGTGGACTGCGCGACCGGGCAGGAGTACACGGCGGAACAGCCGGTCAATGTAAGAAGCCATCACCTTTTCGTCTATATCAAGAAGATTGAGGAGGAGCGGCACCTGTGAGCAGCAATACCGTTGAAATTGACGTGGCTGACCTGAAAGCATTTTTCGGGCGCGTGGAGAGCGCGGCAAAGGGAGATTTCCGAAAAGAGTTTGAACTGTTTTTGGAGGGGCTTGGGAACGAGTTTTTGAGGATATTACAGGACGAGATTGTCCGGCGCAAGGTCGTAGACAGCAGGCAGCTACTTGCCAGCTTTGAAAAAGGCGGCGACGGAAACGTGTGGGAGCTGACAGACAACGGGCTAACGCTCGAAGTCGGCACCAACGTAGACTATGCAGGCTATGTGAACGACGGGCACTGGACGAACACCAAAGGAGTAGCGAGGCGATTTGTACCGGGATATTGGGAGGGCGACCGCTTCATCTACGACCCGTCCGCAGAGGGCGGAATGATGTTGAAACAGCACTGGGTAGAGGGCAAGCACTACTGGGAGAGCGCATTGCGCATACTCAGCCAAATCTACCCGGAGCTTTTAGAAGCTAAATTGCAGGAATGGCTCGACAGCTATTTCAGCGGATTTTAAGGGGGTGAGAGGATGCTTGAGCAGGAAATGGCAAGCATTATCAAGTTCGTGTTGGATAACGCGCAAGGGCCGTCCCCGTATTACTGGAACGTGCCGCAGCATTTCTGTGTTCCGGCAGCCTACTTCCCTACGCCGGAGATTGACACGGGCGGAGAGACCTTTTTGACCTACTACATGGATTACGTTTGGTATATCAAACTTTTCCACAAGACGGGACAAGGGGCCTATTCGCTCGGCTTTTCGGTCATTACGGCGTTAAAGGCGGCGCGGAACCTCGTACCGCTGATAGCGGAGGACGGCAGCACGGTAGAGCGGAGCTGGGTACGATTAAATGACCCAGAGCTGAAAGTGCTGGACGACGGGGCCGCGCAGCTTACCGTAAGCTGGCGGAGCCGGAGACCGTACAATGACACGCTCGAGGACAGGGCACGCACTCAGACGGTCAACCTTGATGTGTTTATGAAGTCGGGGAAAGAGATTTCAGACGCATACGCGGAGGCGCTGGAAACCTACGCCATACCGCTGCAATCTTCCGGCAGATAACCGGATTAAGGAGGAAAAATAATGGCAACCAAACGCAAAACGACCGTGGTAACAAAGGCCGCCCCGAAAGAGGCAGCCGCGCCGAAATTCACGGTCGAAAAATTGGGCGCGAATTGCCGCCAGCTTTTCGGAGTTTCGACGAGCACATTCGCGGGCGCAACCTACGGTATGACTGGAAAGTACACCGTAGAAGAAATGAGAGCACATATTGAGGCTTGGAAAAAGAAAGGAGTGAAGTAAGATGGCCGGAGGACGATTTGATAAGCTCGTTGGCAAGGTGCGACCGGGCGCGTATATCAACTTCGAGAGCGGTAGAGAAAACGCGGTAGACAGCACCGGCACGCGGGGCACTGTAATTATTCCCCTCCCGAAAGCGAGCTATGGCCCGGCAAAGCGGTTCGTCAAACTGACGAATGCCAGCCCGGACGCACAGGCCGCGCTCTTTGGGTACAGCATTTATGACAACGACCCGAACCGCCAAATGCTACTCCTGCGCGAGGCGTTCAAGCGGGCCACTACGGTCTATGCCTATATCCTCACGGAGGGCAAAAAGGCCACGGCGGAAATCGAAATGACCCTGCCCGAACAGGAGGCCACCGAGATTTCCACCGCCGTAAGCGAAGCTATCGCGCAGAACATGGGAGCGAAAGAGGATTTGACCGGCTGCACGCTGAACTACGACGAGGGCAGCCGCAAACTCACCATGACACTGACCGGACCGGTAACCGAAGTGAAAAATACCGGGCTGTTTGACACTGTAACCGCGCTGATAGGACAGGGGTACGCCATTACCATCGACGGCGTGAAAATCACAGGAGCAGCGGATTTCCTGACGACTGAAACCTATAAGAAGCTGGCCGCACTGGAACAGGGCGGTGCTGATGTTTCTTTCAACGTGGTTGTCAGCAAGGACGACGCGGAGGAGATTTTTACGGCTTACGTCGCATACCCGGAGAGCGCAGCGACCACAAAGGCAGACACCGGTAGCACCAACACCCTCACCGCAGTTGCCAAGTACGGCGGCAGCAGAGGCAATGCGCTGACGGTTACTGTGGACGTGAACCCGCTGGGCGGCTATGACGTTATCGTGCACCTCGACGGCGCAAAGGTTTCGGAATATGAGGGCTTGAACACCATCGAGGAGCTGATTGCGCAGCAGAACCCCTATATCGACTTTTCGGGTACAGGAGACCTTGGGGAAGCTGTAGGGACGAACCTTGCGGGCGGCAGCGACGAGGACGTGACAAACACCGATATTACCAGCTTCATTGACGCTTGGGAGAGCGTGAAGTTCAATACGGTGTGCTTCCCGTTCGACGGCGAGGACGCAGCGAACATCAAGCAGGCAGCCCTCACCAAGATTAAATATATGCGCGACAACATGGGCAAAGGCGTGCAGGTGGTTATGCCGAACGCACCGGGCATGGACTATGAGGGCGTTATCAACGTGACGAATAGCGTCTCCCTTGACGGGGACGATTTGAGCGTGGCGGAGGCTTGCGCTTGGGTCGCAGGAGCGACCGCAGGGGCCAGCAACACCGAGAGCCTGACCTATATCCAGTACGCGGGCGCGACTGCTGTCGTCAGCCCTAAGAGCAATGAGGAGGCTATTGCAGCCATCAACGCGGGCGAATTTTTCTTCTCTATCAACGAGAACGACGAGGTCGTGGTGGAATATGACATCAACAGCCTCGTTACCTTTGCGGACAAGAAAGACAAGAGCTACCGCAAGAACCGCGTTATCCGCGTGTACGATACATTCCAAGAGGCCGTGCAGCTCAATTTCCCTCCGAACAAGTACGACAACGAGGAAAACGGCTGGGGCATTATGGAGGGTATCGGCAAGACCATTCTCCGCCAGTTCGAGGATGGGGGCGCGATTACCAACGTGTCCTACGACGAGGATTTCCTCGTAGACCGCGAAAAGAGCGTGGACGACGAGACCTATTTCAACGTGGGCTTGCAGGCCGTAGACAGCGCGGAAAAGCTGTATTTCACCATCACCACGAGATAAGAGAGGAGGATAACAGATGGAATATAATCACGCACCGATTTCCCTGCGCGAGGGCCATGTGTACCTCGACGGGGTGGAGATTGCAGACAGCATTAAGTGTGAAATCAAATTTACACCTGATGTTTGGACGGGCAGACAACTTGGCGAGCTGACACCCAGCAGCCGTTGGTTGGGCTACGCCATTACGGGCACCATTACCCGCAGACGTTCCTCCAAGTGGCTCGAGGAGAAGCTGGCCGAGTATAAGGACAGCCATGAGACCCCAGAAATGACTATTCAGGGCATTATGGACGACAAGAACAGCGACTTTTACAAGACCTACGGCGCAAATACCGTAACCTGCGTGGGTTGTGTGCTCACCGGTGATTTGCCGCTGACTATGCTGGACAGCGGCGGTGAGGTCGTGGAGGACGCGATTTCTTTCAACGCAAAGGATATTCTTTAATGGGATAGCCCCTCGCGCAAAGGCGCAGGGGCTATTACTTTTTATCGAAAAGGAGACTGAACGATATGGTAGACGCAAAGAAGAATCTCAAGTATTTTATGCGCAGCATGGAGCCGGAAGTCGTTACCGCGCCGGGCTGCCCCAGCATTACCGACGACGAGGGCAATATCCTCCCGCTGGAAATCAAGGTACTGTCTCAGGAGGACATCAACCGCATTAACGACGCATACCGCAAGCGCAGCATGGCGACCGACAAGAAAGGCAATCCGCTGATTGCTATGGGAGAGGTTGTCTGGAAAACCGAAAAGGACAGCGCGCGCGCCAGCCGCCACCTGATTGTAGAGGCGTTGCAGTTCCCGAACCTCAAGGACAAGGAACTGATGGAGTATTACCATTGCGTAGACGTGACGGATATGCCGCTCAAGGTATTTCCGAAAGCGGATGAGTACCAGCACGTTTCCCGCATGGTTATGCAGGCCCTTGGCCTTGCGAGCGCAGTCAACGACGATGAGGAGCTTGAAGCCGCAAAAAACTCGTAAGCACTCCCGGCTCCGACGGCTATTGGGCGAGCGTGCTCTGGCAGAGACACCACCTCCGCATGGAGGAGTTTTACAAAATGCCGCGAGAGATACAGCTGCTTTATATAGCCTCGGAGCTTGAGGAGGATAGAAACCCGGTAAGGCGTGACACCATCATTGAAAGGAGGCGGTGAGAATGGCAGACTTGCTTGCGCGGTTTAAGCTCGTTGATGAAATGAGCGATAAGCTCGGCAGAATGGCCGAGAGTGGGCAGGACATGGCTGCACAATTCGAGCAGGCAGGAGCAGCCGCGAACGCCGCCTTTGATAACATTTCGGGTGGCGTTAGCTCGGCGGTTTCTTCGGTCGATGGGGTTGCAACCTCCATTGACAGCTTGCAGAGTTCGGTAGATAACTGGACGAGCGCGGTCGGCAATTATGACCGGAGCGCGCTGGAAGCGATTTACTCCACCGAGGAATTGGTGGAAATGGGATTGAAGTCGGCGGACGCGCTGGAAGAACAGCAGCGAATGTTCGAGCTGTGCGAGCAGTCGGCGCAGGCCCTCGGAAAGAGCATGGACGCAACAGCGGACATTCAGGAGGGCTTGAGTAACGCGATTGAGCAGTCCGACAAGGCTATAAAATCCGTTACCAATAACGAAAAGGTCTCGGCAGAGGCCAAAGCGAACCTTGCGGAGGCGGCGGAAAAAGCGGCAGAGGCCATGAATGAGCTGGAACAGGCCCAGCAAGAGGCGGACGCTGCAATGGAAGCCTACGACCGCACAATGGCCTCCGGCACCACAGACCTAAATCAGCTTGAAGCGGCAGCAGAGAGGGCCGGGCACGCGGCCGAGGCGTTGGCAGAGGCCAACGGTAAGGCCAGCGACGCTACAGAGGAGCTTTCAAAAGCTACCGAGCAAGCGAACGAGGAGGCCGAACAAGGCGGAAAGTCCGGTAAGGAAGCCATTGAGGGGATTGCCTCGGCTCTTGCCGCAGCCGGGATAACGGCCACGCTGAAAGAGATTTCCGGCGCGGTCTATGAACTGGCGGATTCTTTTTCCGAGGCGGAGAAGATTATCGTCGGGGCCACGGGCGCGACCGGGCAAGAGCTGGATAACCTGATGGCGAGCGCAACTAATGTGTTCGCAAACTCAAACGCGGAAAGCCTCAATGAGGTAGCCGCAGGCATGACCTCGGTGCAGAGGGCCACGGGCCTAACCGGAGAGGCATTGGAAGAGGCTACGAATGCGGGCCTCGTCCTGAATAATGTGCTCGGATATGAAGTGTCTGAAAGCTCCCGGACGGCAAGTGCCCTGATGAAAAACTTTGGCCTATCCGCAGAGGAAGCATATAACCTCATTGTTATCGGCGCGCAGCAGGGCGCAGACAGAAACGGCGACTTGCTCGACGTTTTGAACGAATATGCGCCACAGTATGCAGCCCTTGGTCTTTCTGCGCAAGAGTTCCTTTCGAGCCTTGTGGACGGCGCAGACGCAGGCGTGTTCTCGATGGACAAGGTAGGCGACGCGGTTAAGGAGTTCAATATTCGCGCCAAAGACGGCTCCGACAGCACGGCAGAGGCGTTCGAGAACCTTGGCATGAACGCGGACGTAATGACCGCGAGATTTGCCGCAGGCGGGGAGCAGGCAAGCACAGCCTTTTTCGAGGTCGTGAACGCCTTAAACAGCATGAGCGACCCGGTAGAAAAGAACACGACGGCGGTAGCCTTGTTTGGTACGCAGTACGAGGACTTGGAAGCGAGCATTTTACCTGTCCTTGCGAACATTCAGGGCGGAACGCTGGATATGTACGACGCACTGGGGAAAGTAAGCACCGAGGCGAAGTCTATGGGGGACAACTGGCAGCAGGCCGGCAACTCCATAAGCGCAGCCTTTGGAACGGCTGTAACCCCAACGCTGGAAAAAGCCTCAAATGCGCTGGCGGGATTTGTGCAGGGTATAGGAGAGTTCCTACAGGAGCACCCGACCCTCACAAAAGCGATTACAGCTATCGGCATAGGGCTGGGAGTTGTAGTCGCAGGAATAGCCGGTGTTACGTTCGTTACCACAGTAGCAATACCGGCAGTTACCGCCTTTGGCGCAGCCCTGAACACCGCGCTTGGGCCGATTGGCTGGGTAGCCCTTGCAATAACAGGCATTGTGGCGGCGGGAACGGCCCTTGTTGCGCTCATGTCGGACGCAGAGGACGAAACCGCAGACATGACGGCCACCACCCGACAGCAGTATTACGAGCTGCAAGACCTCAACGCAGAATACGACGAGGCTTGCGAGAAGTACGGGGAGACCTCGGAGGAAGCTCTGCGGCTGAAATATCAGGTAGACGACCTTTCAGCAGCTTTTGAAGCGAACCGTCAGACCGTGGAGGAGTTCACGGCGGAGGTTGACGCACTGGTAGAAAGCCATAACGAGCTGATTTCGGACTACGAGGAAAGCATGACAGCCCTCAATGAGAACGAGGTAGGTACGCTTTCTCTTATCCAGAAATTAGAGGACTTGGCTTCCCAAACGAACCGCACAACAGCGGAGGAGGAGCAGCTAAAAGCAGTAATAGCCCAGCTCAACGAGGATTTACCAGACCTTGCGCTGGCCTATGACGACGTAACAAGCGGAACCGAGAATTGGCTCGAGGCTACGAAAAGGGCGGCAGAGGCTCAAGCGGAGCAGGAACGGCACGCGGAGCAGCAGCAAGCCTATGTTGACCTCCTGAAAGAGCAGGCGAACCTCGAGGAGGAAATCGCAAAAGCAGAGGAGAACCTGCGGCTATCTCAAGAAAGCGACGCTAACGCTGCATTTTTGAGTGACGCATGGTTTTATAACAATACCGGTTGGCTCGGAACATGGGCCACCGACACGGACGAATATAAGAGTGCCCTTGAGGATTTGCAGGCGGCCTACGACGAAAATCAGGCCGCAATAGCAGAGATAGAGGGCGAATGGGAAGCCGTTGCGGAGGCAGCAGAGCAAGCAGCCGAAAGCCCGGCAACCTATGAGGAAGCCGTCTCTATTGCCTATGAGAATGTTCGGGCAAAGGTAGAGGAGCTTTGCGCAGCCTATGACGAGGCGTATCAGGCGGCGCTCGAGAGCTTTGAGGGGCAGTTTGGATTATTTGACGAGGCGGAGGCTGATATGGAGGCCACCGTCGCAAATGCACAGGCGGCCCTCGATAGCCAGCTCGCGTATTGGGAAAATTACGGGGCCAACATCGAGACGTTGAAAAACACCTCGGCAGAGGATTTGGGCATTACGCAGGAAAACTACGAAGCATTGATGGCCTATGCGCAGTCCGGCAGCGAGGAGGCCGCTGGGCTGGCTGCAAGTATGGCCTCGGCAATCAAAAACGGCAATGAGGAAGCAGTCGCAGAACTGGCGAACACCGTCGGAGAGGTACAGGCTGCACAGGAGCAGACTGCGGCAGCCGTAGCAGACTGGCAGACCGATTTCACGGCCCAGATGGACGCTATTGAGCAGGAAATGCAGACGACCATCGACGGCATGAACCTGAGTGACGAGGCGGCAGCTTCCGCAAGTGCCACGATTACCTCGTATGCAGATAAAATCCGAGCCGGAAAAAGTGGCGCGGTAGCGGCGGCGCAGGAGGTTGCAAACGCGGTTTCGGCGGCTCTTTCGAGCGCGAACGCAAACATCAATGTGAGCGTCAACTCGAGCGGAGTTCCCGGCCACGCACGCGGCACCACCAATGCGGAGAGCCTATTCCTCGCAGGCGAACAGGGGCCGGAGCTTGTGGCACGGCCCGCAGCGGCATACGCGAGCGGGACGACCGATAGCACGGACTACTTTATCGCAGGCGAAAACGGGCCGGAGCTGATTGTCGGGGAGCAGGGCAGCACCGTATTCCCGACCGAGGAGACCGACCGGCTGATAAATGCCCTGAACGACAAGAGGAGGCCGCTACAGGTATTCTCAACACCGGCAGAGGCCGGAGCAGACAAAGCAACAGAGCAGGTAAAGCGCATTTTGCTCGAGATAGCGGGCAGCGGCGCGATAGAGGTAAGCGGAAATGGAGGAGCGGACAGAGCGGCTATCCTCGAAATCCTGACCGAGCACCTGAAACCTGTGCTGATGAAGATAATCCAGAGCGAAATCTACGAGGAGGGAGAGCTGTCGTATGAGTATTAAATACCAGATGTGGTTGACCTACAACGCGGAAAAAGAAAAGATACAGCTCCCCGTCCTACCGGAGAGCTTTCAGACAAGGAACGGCAGCAGTAACGACAGTGTGGACATTACGGGGCTGGGCGAAATCATCATCATGCAGAGCCGCCCGGCCCTGCAATTTAAGTTTTCGAGCTTCTTTCCGGCGGCGAGGTTTCCGGGAATACAGGTCAGCAGCATTACCAAACCGTTGACCCTCATTCAGAAAATCAATACTTGGAAAGCGAGCAAGAAACCTATCCACTTTATTGCAACTGCCTGCGGGGTAGACCTTTATGCCTCCATCGAGGACTTTAACTACTCGGAGGAGGGAGGAGACCCCGGAACGTACCAGTACGAAATAACGCTGAAAGAATATCGGGAAATCACCGTCCGGCAGGTCAAGGTGGATATACCAAAGGCCACGGCCACGGTGCAGAAGCAGGACACGCGCGTTGACAACACGGTACAGCCGAAAACCTACACGGTCAAAAGCGGGGATTGCTTGTGGAATATTGCTAAGAAATACTACGGAAATGGAGCAGACTACACGAAAATCTACAACGCCAATAAGGGGGTTATCGGGGGAAACCCGAACCTCATTTATGCAGGGCAGGTTTTGACTATTCCATAAGGAGGGGAGGCAATGGCAGACGGAATAAGCCTAATCATCATCAAGGGAGAGCAGGGCTATGACGTTTCACAGCTTGTCGAAAAGATAAGCTGGAAAGGCAGAAAAGGCTCCTCCTCCCGCACACTTTCCGTCACGCTGATTGACGACGACGGGTACAAACACGCCCGGAGCGAAATCGACGTGGAACAAGGGCACCAGTGCATATTCAGTTATAACGGGGCAGAACTTTTCCGGGGCATTATTATGAAGCAGACCCAAACGAACCGGAAAATGCTCGAGTTTACGGCGTATGACAACGGGATTTACCTTGCAAACAACAAGGACACATTCACCTATGAGAACAAGACCGCGAGCGAGGTGTTCCGAGACTGCTGCACCCGCTTCGGCCTCCCGATGGGGGAAGTTTCGGAGTGTTCCTACAAGATACCGGAGCTGACAAAGAGCAAGACAACCGCGTTCGACGCGATAGCAGACGCTTTGAGCCTTGACTTTGACGCGACGGGCATAAGGCATTACGTTTCGAGCAGCAAAGGCAAGTTAAGCCTACTCACTCGCAGGGAGAACATTATGCAGTGGGTGATTGAGGTAGGGGCGAATCTGACGACATACTCCTATACCCGGAGCATTGAGGACATCAAAACCCGCGTGAAGATGGTTTCCAAAGAGGGCACCACTATCGCGGAAAAAAGCAACTCGGCATTGGAGGGCAAAATCGGCGTATTCCAAGAGATTGACAAGCCGGACGAGAGCCTAACGACGGCGCAGGTGAACGACCTCATTGAAATTATGCTCGAGGAAAAGAGCACGCCGGAACGGACGTTGAGCGTGGAGGCCGTCGGAATACCGGAGGTTATTTCCGGGATAGGGGTTTATATCATTATCCCGGAACTGGGGCTTTCCCGGACGTTCTATGTGGACGAGGATACGCACACGTTCAAGGACAACAGCCACTTGATGTCGCTCAAACTCAACTATGCGAACGACCTTTCTAAGCCGAAAAAGGGCGAGAGCAGCGGAGGAGGAGAGCACAAAGTCGGGGACGTGGTGCAATTCAATGGCGGCTACCACTACGTCAGCAGCACCGCCAGCAACCCGACCGGCTCCAAATGCGCCGCAGGCCCGGCCAAAATCACGCTGATTGCAAAAGGAGCCAAACACCCGTGGCACCTGATACACACGGACAGCAGCACGCGGGTATATGGTTGGGTTGACGATGGTTCATTCAGTTAAGAGGAGGGACGGACATGGCAGATGAAAGCGAGAAAACGAGCCTAAAGCAGCTCATTCAGGGTATGACGAGCAGCGGGATTGAGGTCTTGCAGGGCATTGTGAAGTCCGCAAGCCCCCTCAAAATCCAAATCGTCAACGACGAGAAGCTGATAATTGGGCCGAACATTACCTATGTTCCGTGGCATTTGACGGATTACACCACAGAGGTCACGGTGGAATGGGAGACGGAAAACGCGAGCGGCGGTAGCGGCGAGGCAGCATACGCCGCGCACCGGCACGCGATTTCCGGCAGAAAGAAAATCACGGTGCATAATGCGCTGAGAACCGGGGAGAAAGTTCACGTCCTTTCTTTCAACCACGGGAAGCAGTATTTTGTGCTGGATAGGGTGAGCTGAACATGGCAGAGGTTTTTATCCCTATCCCGGTCGAAACAGTCACAGAGGCGGAAGAACAGCCGTCGTTGACCTACCGGCTCGACCTTGAGAACGGAAGAATTGTTGGAAAGGTGGACGGGCTGGAAGCAGTCAATCAGGCAATCCGAAAGGCGATTATTACGCCGCGCTTTAAGTGCCTGATTTACGACCGGCAGTACGGCAGCGAGATAGAGGACGCGATAATCAGAAAGGACGCAACGCGGGACTACATTGAAGCTGCTACGGAGGGATTTGTAAAGGACGCTTTACTCCCGGACACGCGAATACTGTCTATTTACGATTTCCACATCGACCTCGAGGAGGACGCGGCCCACATTTCATTCAAGGCCGACACGATTTTCGGGGAGACAGAGATTGAGGAGGTGATTTAGAGTGTTTGAGGATTATACCTATGAGCGACTTTTGGAGGACGTGCTGAACAGTGCGCCGGAGGGGATAGACACCCGGCAGGGTAGTATCTTTTATGACGCGGTTTCGGGCATTTTGCTAAAGGTTGCGAAGCTCTACACCGACCTCGACCTCGTGGTGGAAATGACGACCGTAGCGACGGCCACGGACGAGGCGCTGGACACCAAGGCCGCAGAGTACGGCATAACAAGGCTGGCGGCGACGCGGGCCAAATACAGAGCTATTTTTGACGGGACAACGCCGGAGGTAGGAGAACGCTTCTACTACGACTTGTCCTATTTTATTCTACGGCAGGACGAGAACACGGGGGTCTACTACTTCGAGGCAGAGGTGGCGGGCGAAAGCGGAAACAACATCTACGCGGGCACCCCGGCAGTCCCGGTGAACAACATAGAGGGGCTGATTTCGGCCACGTTCGGGGAGATTTACGAGAACGGCAGCGACGCGGAGGACGACGAAAGCCTCCGTAACCGTGTCTTTGAGAAGATTTCCGGCCCGGCAGAGAACGGAAACAAGCAGCATTACAAAACGTGGTGCGAAAGCATTGACGGCGTAGGCCGGGCAAGGATTGTGCCGTTGTGGAACGGGGAGAACACGGTGAAAGGGGTGCTGATAGACACCGTAGGGCAGCCCCTCGGGGCCGCAAAGGTGTTAGAGGTGCAGAACTACATCGACCCAGCAGACAAGGGCATGACGGTTACGGTGGACGGCAAAACGTACACGGTGGGCGACGGGCTTGGAAACGGGCGGGCAAACATCGGGGCGCACTTTACGGCAGTTGCGGCCAGCCCTCTCCCGGTTACGGTTACTTTTGCGGCAGAGCTGGTAAGCGGGGCCACAAAGGAAGCGGCAGAGGAGGAGGCAACACAGGCCATCGGGACATACTTCCGAGAGCTTGTACTCGGGACTGACGACGAACAGGACGTGGTGGTGAGGATTTCGGCAATCGGCGCTATTTTGAGCCGATTAAAGAACCTTGTGGACTACAGCGACCTAAAGCTAAACGGCGACACCCACAACATCACCTCCGGGGAGGACGATGTTCCTGTCTTGGAGGAGGTGGCTGTTGAGTGAAGTTTTACGATAAATATTTCAAAAGCAACTACGAGGAACTGATTACCTACTATCCACGGTATTACAGGGACGTTTTTGAGATGGTGGAAATCCTCAAGGCGGAGGGCAGAATTGCCGATGAGCTTGAGGCACACATTGAGCAGGCGTACTTAAATAATTTCGTCCTGACAGCAGACTTGGAGACGGTGAAGATATGGGAAAAAATCCTGAATATCACCTATTCCAAGCCGCTGACGCTCGACCAAAGAAAGCGCGTTATCATCGGGCGGATTAGTGGGTACGGGCATATCGGAGAGCCGGAGATACGAGGGGTAATTGCGAATTACACAGACAACACCGTGGCGGTGGACTTCGCGCGCGGGGTTATCTACATCGTAATCAACGGGGAAATCTTCGACGAGAACAACCTCCTCAATACCCTTTTGCGGCGAATACCGGCGCACCTTGCGCTGGATATGCAGATACACATTCGGCGGACGTTCCGGCAGACGCTTGATATATCATTTGGAGGCGCAACCGGCTCGAACTTCAAGCTCGAACCGGTAGGCGAGGACAGGGTGAGCAGGTTCCCGGTCGATATTTCCTACGGAGGGGCGACGGCAAGTTATTTCGCGCCCGACCCCGTGGGCGAGGACAGAACCGGCAGGACGGGGCTGAATGTGGGCTACAGTGGATTTTTGGAACCGGGGACGAAAGGAATACCACTGGAAGCAGAACGCGCCGCTACGGGCCACACAGACGGCGCAGGAGGTGTTTACTACCACACGCACACCAAATCAAAACTTATAGGATAGGAGGAAATGAACATGGCAATTTTTGAGGACGGCAGCTACAGTTGCACGCCCGGCATTGCCCTGATAGCGAAAGTGCTGGCGGGCAGGTGCCAGATGGAGTATACGAGAGCAGCCGTTGGCAAGGGCCAAATCCCGGAGGGACAAAGCCCGAAAACAATGACGGAACCTGCGGACTTCGTGATGAATGCGAAAATCTCCGCCGTGACAAACCCGGTAAATGGCGAATGCCAAATCACGGTGCAGATTAACAGCTCGGACGTGGCGCAGGGCTTTTACGCAACAGGCATTTTGCTTTATGCCGCCGACCCGGACGAGGGAGAGGTACCCTACACCTACCTCGTACTGGAAAACGGGCCGGAATGGATTAGACCGTCCAGCTCCGCCGTAGGCAAGCTGGCGACATTTGACCTGATTGCAGCGGTCGGGGACGTGGACAAGGTAACGGCCACCATCGACCCCGATTCTATCGTTACGCGGGCGGTTGTGGAGCAGCTTATCGCAGGGGCGACGGTGAAAAGAGAGCTGACAATCCCGGCCACGGGCTGGGACGTTGGCGCGGAGGAGGGAGCCGAGGGGAGTTTCTATGTGGATATTCCACAGAGCGACGTAACCGAGGAAATGGTACCAGTGATTAGCGTGGTTCCGGCGGACATGGAGACGGCTACAGAGTGCGGATTATGCACGGCAGCCCGAACGATGGACGGGAAAATCAGGCTTTATGCAGAAAAGGCACCGGCAGCCGAAATACAGGCGTGCTTACTGCTGCTGAACGCCTCGAACGGGGTAGCGGGCGGCGGAGGCACCACCGGAGGTGGAGGAAGCTACACACTTCCAGCGGCGACGGCCACGCAGCTCGGCGGCGTGAAAATCGGAGAGAATGTGAGCGTAACCCCAGATGGCACAATTTCCGTAGACGGGGACGAGCTTCTGGACGATGTAGCGGCCAGCGACGAGGACGTACAGGAAATGCTCGACGATACTTTCAACAGCCCCGATGAGGGAGCAGGAAACTAACCTTTGTATTTACCGGGCCAGCCACCCGATAAATAAAATAAAATTTATTTTTCAAGGAGGAAAAAAACATGGCTTACAACAATGAAAAACTTATCAAACTCGAGGCCCTGCAGGTACTGGCGCAGCGCGTCAAGACTGACTATGCGACCAAGGCCAGCGTAACCGAGCTGTCCGGTCGTGTGGACGAACTGGTGACCGCAGGCGGCGAGCCAAACGTCATTGAGACTGTAAAGGTCAACGGCGTTGCACAGGAGGTTTCCGAAAAAGCAGTGGACATCAAGGTGCCTACCAAGGTTTCCGAGCTTAGCAACGACAGCGCATTTCAGACCAACAGCGAGGTCGCGCAGGCTATCCAGACCGCCATTGCCGCTACCGGGCACGCCTCTTTCAAGAAAGTGGACGCTGTTCCCGACCCCGAGGAGGCCGAGGACAATGTTATGTACCTCGTGATGAACAGCAAGACCAAGCACTACGACATCTACGCCAAAGTGGAGAACGAGGTCGTACTGCTGGACGACACTACTGTTGACCTCACCAATTACGTCGAGAAAGAGGAGGGCAAGGGCCTTTCTACCAACGACTACACCACCGAGGAAAAGGAAAAGCTGGCAGGAATTGAGGAGGGCGCGAACAAGTACACCCACCCCGCCTATGACGCGCAGGCCAGCGGCTTCTACAAGGTGACGGTGGACGCTACCGGCCATGTGAGCGCGGTTGTGGCTGTTACCAAGGACGACATCGTCGGCCTCGGCATTCCTGCACAGGACACCACCTACAGCCCTGCTACCGCGCAGGCTGACGGCCTGATGTCCAAGGACGACAAAGCAAAGCTCGACGGCATGGACGTGGCGACTGAGGAGGAAGTTGCTGAAATGCTGAATGAGGTTTTTGCGGTTGAGCAGGCCTAACCCCAATAAGGAAAAAGCAGCACGGCAGGGCGGGAGGGCTCCCGCCCTGTTATTTTTCCGATGATGGGAGGGTGTCACGCATGAACAAGATAACAGTATTTGAGCACTTGAGAGCCTGCGCGGAGGCGGCGAAAAACTACGCGAGCGGCCTCGTAGGAGAGCTGGCGCAGACAGTTACCGAGGCGATTGGAGAGCTGGAAAGCGTCAAGGCGAACAAGGCGGCAGCGGTGGCAATCACCATTCCGACGACTGGCTGGAAAAGCGACAGCAGCGGAGACTACCCTCATTATTACGACATTGCGGCAGAGGGAGTAACCGCGAGTGACCGGGCGGCAATCACGATTGCGCCGGGAAGCCTCGGCACAGCAAAGACCTGCGGGCTGTGCGCAACAAACGAGACAATGGCAGGCATAATTCGAGTTCGTTCTACCAGCATTCCGGCGGCAGAGATTGCGGCGGAGTTCTGGATTGAGGACGGAAAGGAGTAAAGCATGGCATACGGAGCAGTTAATGTCCCGGGCGTAACCGGGGCGGAGCTTGAGGCCGTGAGACAGCTTGCGCAGTCCGCCAAAGACACGGCGGACGCAGCGCAGGAGGCCATTACGGAAATCACAACTAAAGTCAGCGCAGTTCCCTCGCAGAGCGGCACATTGACCTACAATGGCGCGGCACAGACCCCGAAATGGAACAACTACGACCCGAACGCGCTGGAAATAGGGGGTACACAAAGCGCGACCGACGCGGGCACCTATCAAGTGACCTTTACCCCGAAACAGGGCTACAAGTGGGAGGACGGCACGACCACGGCTAAAACTGTAAATTGGTCGATTGGACGTGCGAACGTGGCGACCCCGGCACAGAGCGGCAGCCTGACCTATACCGGCAGCACGCAGTCCCCCACATGGAGCAACTACGACAGTGAAAAAATGACGATTGGCGGCACGACCACCGGCACCAATGCGGGCAGTTATAACGCCACATTCACCCCGAAAGCAAATTACCAGTTTAGTGATGGCACGACCGGGGCAAAAACGGTGGCTTGGACGATTGCAAAGGCGGCGGGCAGCCTCTCGCTGAACACAAGCAGTCTCTCGCTGGGAGCAGGAAGTTCTATGACCGGCACCATCACCGCTACAAGAGCGGGCGACGGCGCAATTTCGGCAACCTCCGGGAATACCGGGGTTGCGACGGTCAAGGTAAGCGGGACGACTATCACGGTAACGGCGGTCGGAGACGGCAGCACGACCATCACAGTCAACTGCGCAGCGGGCACGAACCACAATGCACCGGGTAGCAAGACAGTGAGCGTAAACGTGCAGATGGCGAACCCTGACCTCAGTAAAAATGACCCGACCACCATTAAGGCGGCAGCACAGTCCGGACAGGCAAAGAACCTTTGGAGCGTGGGCGATAAAACCCCCATTGCAATCAATGGAAAAGTCGGCGCGCTGACTATTAAAGGCACCTACTACGCAATTATCCTTGGATTCGACCACAATGCCAGTGTGGAGGGTGGAAACAGCATCCATTTCCAGATTGGAAAGGACGCGAGCGGTAAGGATATTGCTTTCGTGGATAGCGAGTATCTTAGTAGCGGCAGTTCGGCGGCGTTCCGCATGAACACGAGCAACACAAACAGTGGAGGGTGGAACAACAGCTATATGCGCAAAACCATCTGTCCGGCTTTCCTCGCAGCACTACCGGCAGACTGGCAGAACATTATAGTGGCTTGCACCAAGTACAGCGACAACACGGGTGGTGGCAGCGACACAGCGAGCAAAGTTACCTCGACGCAGGACAAAATTTGGCTGCTTTCCGAGTTCGAGGTGCAGGGTAAGCGCAGTTACGCCAACAGCGCGGAACAGAATTATCAGAAGCAGTACGACTACTACAAGAACGGCAACAGCAAAGTTAAGTATAAGCACAACGATACCGGCTCGGCCTGCTCTTGGTGGCTGCGCTCCGTGTATGCGACGGGCTCGGACCTCTTTTGCCGTGTCAACGCGGGCGGGAGCGCGTACAGCAGCTATGCGAGCTATTCGCTGGGCTTCGCGCCGGGCTTTAAGGTGGCCTAATCTGAAATCGGCGGCCTAAATGAAGCAAGGGGACGAAAGTCCCCGCAGCGGAATGACAAGGAAGCAGAGAGTGAAAGGAGGACGAATGGCAGTCTACAAATCACGCAGAAAGGACGCGGCGGCGGAGTTTATCTCCGCCGCGCGGGAGCTGCGTAAAACCACGGTGCGGATAATCAAAAAGTTTCCGACGAGCTATAGGTGGATTATCACCAACAATATGCTCGAGCTGGCGAACGAGGTTTACACCAACAGCCTCAAGGCGAATGCGATTTATGTCCACAAGGACATGAGCGAGCACGACTACGAGCTGCGGCACCGCTACCTTGTGATGGCGGTGAGCAGCGCGGAGGCACTTTTGGGAGAGATTACGTTCTGCTATGAGCTGGTAGACGACGGAAACAATTTCTTTGCAAACAGCGCGGATTACAACCGGGCTTTTCAGTCGTGGACGACGGTAGGCAACACCGCCCTCCAAAAACTCCGTGGAGTTTTAAACAGCGACAAGAAACGGTGGATTGGGTTCCACAAAAAGGCGGAGGAGAAGAAAGCATAACTCCCCGCCGCCCTTTAGGGCAAGTCCTGACGGCTCGGCCTGCAATTGGTGGCTGCGCTCCGTGAATGCGACGAACTCGAACAACTTTTGCAATGTCAACACGGACGGGAGCGCGAACAACAACAATGCGAACAATTCGCTGGGCTTCGCGCCGGGATTTAAGAGAGATACTGGGGCCTGAACAAGTAACGAAAGTGAAGCCGCGCCCCAAAACTTAAAGGAGGGCTTGCACCTTGGAGACTGCTCCCGGCGACGGGAGTTCATTCCTAAAATTGCCGCTTGATACGGAGGCCCGGACGCTTTTTGCATGGCCGGGGGTTTCTGACAGGGTTCCCCCAGCTCCATGAGCAGCCGTTACGCAGCTATTTGAACCCTGTTACGGCAGGCGGGACAGGCGTGGGAAGTAATGCACCCCGCGAACCACCCGCCGGAGCCGTTTCGCTGTACGAGCGGGAGACTGCATTGGCGCACACAAGGAGAAGCATATGGCAAACAGCAAAGAGAGGCGTGAGGCGAGATACCAAAGGCGGAAAGCGCAGCGAGAGCAAAAGGCGCAGGAGGCCGGAGGAAAGAGCTTTGAGGAGGTGATTTCCTTTGAGAACCTTTGCAGGGCTGGCAAGGCGTGCTGCAACGGGGCACGGTGGAAAACCTCAACGATAAACTTCGAGACGAACCTGCTCGCAGAAAGCCTCAAGACCTACAATGAGCTGCACGACGGCACGAGAAAGTTCCAAGGCTTCCGCAGTTTCTCGACGATTGAGCACGGGAAGCGGAGGGACATTGACGCGCTCTCCATTCAAGAGAGGGCGGCGCAAAAGTGCCTATGCAAGAACCTTTTGACGCAGGCATACTCGCGCAGTTTCATCTACGACAACAGCGCGAGCCTCGCGGAAAAGGGTATGGACTTCCAACTCAAACGCCTCAAAAAACACCTGCACGACCACTATAGGAAGTATGGGACAGAGGGAGGTATATACCAGTTCGATTTCAAGGGGTATTTCGGCAGCTTGCCACACGACAAAATCAAAGAGAGGGCACGGGCCAAAATCAAGGACGACCGGCTCTACACTTTGTTTTGCGATTTTGTGGACGATTTTCAGAAAATGAAAACGGCGGACAAGACGGCGGAGTACAAAAGGGGAGTTGGGCTGGGGAGCGAAATATCACAGATTATTGCCCTCGACTACGCAAGCCCGATAGACCATTATGTGAAAGACGTGCGAAGCATTCACGGGTACGGGCGGTATATGGACGACGGGTATGTGATAAGCGGCTCGCTGGACGAATTGTGGGACATCAAGAGGAACCTATACAGGCTGGCGGAGGAGCTTGGAATAGCCATGAGTGACAAAAAGAACATTATCACGCCCTTTAGACACCATAGTTTCACGTTCCTTAAAATGCGGGTGACGCTTGAGGAAAGTGGAAAAGTGACGATGAAGTTGAGCCGCAAGAGCATAAAAGCTATGCGGCGAAAACTGCATATCTTCCGCCAATGGGTTGACGAGGGAAAGCTCAACCCGGAGGACGTGTTTCAATCTTACCAGTCATGGAGAGCACACGCGAAACGCTGCAACAGCTACGATACGCTCCGGGCAATGGACGAGAGATTTACAACTCTTTTTGAGCCGGAGCTGGCAGCGAGAAAGAAAGCGTTTCGGTGTACCATGAAAGCAACAAAGACGGCGGCGGGCTGGATATACAGGAAACGAGGCTTGCCGGGAGAGGAGGAAAAGAACAGATGAAGTATGTGACACATCACAGGTTCAGGGAGCTTGCGCTATGTGGTGAACAGCTTAACCTACCGTATGGGACGGAGCTGGAATGCGCAGGCGAGACCCTTATCACGCCAGAGGGAAAGGCGGTGTGCTATCGCAGAAGCGAGAACGCAAAGCAGCACTTTGCCAGAAACGACGACGGGAGGGGTCTTGAGCGCGGGCGGCTGACGCACGCGATAGCGTACAGCGGCAGGAATGCGGGGAACGGGTTTCGATTTTCCGAGGAGGAGAGGAAAACCCTCACGAGAGATTGGGGCCATTTTTTGCGGCCTGACCTTGACTTTATCCAGTTCAATGACGACTTCTTTTCGGCGGGGCCGGAGGAGCTGCAAAGGCTTGCTGACGTTTTGAATATCAAAGTAAGGAGGTAAGGACGATATGTACGCAATTTTGAGCGGCGGGGCGCTGCTTGCGCTTTGCGACAAGCCGCGCTACGTCAAGGTGAACGAGGCCAGCGGCGCGTATGTAGAGGCGGACGAGGCGGAGGCTATTGGAGTTTCCGTTAATGGCGACCTCTATAACATCAACGGCGGGGAGGCAATTCCCGACGCACCGGAGGCAATTATTACGCAGGGCGACGTCTCCGAGTACGTTTTCAGCAATCGGGTACGGATTGCAAAGAACGAGGAGAGTACCAACACCGCTGTCGTAGAAATCGAGGAGGCTCTATGCGAATTGGACATGGCTTCGGCGGAGAACGCGACAGTAGTAGAGGACGCGCTGTGCGAGCTGGACGAAATGATTAGTGCAATTAGCGGAGGTGAACAGTAATGAACGAGATTTGGGCGAACAGACTGGTAGCAGGTACAAAGACTTGGGCGGAAATGCCCGCCTCCCGCCAGAGCGGGGTCAAGGAAGTGCTTGCGGGCCGCGTTGCTGATGGTGAAATCAGCGCGGAACTGTACACAGAAATCACCGGGGAGGAATACGCGGAATGATGGCGACCGAGCTTATTGAGAGGCTTACAAGCCTTGTGAAAGAGCAAGCCGACATCATCGAGGCGCAGGCGGACGCGCTTGCACAGCTTGGAGCTGTTGCTGACATCGAGGAAAAGATGTCAGAAGCGGCAGCCGAGCGAGAAATACTAATCGGAGAATGAGCAGAGAGGGGCGGGCAACCGCCCCTCCTACTTTCGGTTGTGCAGACGCGCCACCGGGAAAGGAGGAAAAACGTGGACGACGCAATCACAAGAGCAGAACACGAGGAGTTCCGCAAACGGCTCGAGGAGCAAAACCAACGGCAAGACAAGCGAATTTCGCTGCTTGAGGAGAACGTGCGCCAGATTGGAGCCTTGACTACTTCGGTAGAAAAACTTGCGCTCAGTATGGAGAGTATGGCAAAGGAACAGGAGCGGCAGGGTGAGCGCATGGAAGTCCTTGAGGGCCGCGACGGGGAAATGTGGCGTAAGGTTGTAGGCTACATTGCGACGGCAGTAATCGGAATTGTCCTCGGTTTTGTATTTACTCAAATCGGTATGTAGGGAGGCGCGACATGAGCAGAAAAAAACGTTCCTCCAAAAAGAAAAAAGGCATTGGAGTAATGAACATTATCCTGATTATCGTCGGCGTTTCGCTTTTCGCGTTCACGATTGCTATGATACAGATTTTCCGGGAATACGGAGCTGTGCCGGACACGCTCGTTACCTGTGTTTTTGCAGCCCTTGCCGGGGAATGCGGCATTATGGGGTGGATAAAGACCACAAAAGAGCGGCGGCAAGACCGGAAATGGCAGCAGGAAGATAAGCGAGAAGCCGAACACGAAATGCGCGAAGCAGAAAAGCGAGCGCAGGAACAACAAAACGATATGTAAGGAGGACGAAATGGGACTTACCGGAAAGAACAACGAGGAGAAGGTATGGAACTATCTCGTGGGGAAAGGGTTGAGCGACGCGGGCGCGGCGGGCCTTATGGGAAACCTTTACGCCGAAAGTGCGCTGAACCCGAAGAACCTACAGAACAGCTACGAAAGCAAGCTGGGCTACAATGACGACGGCTATACCACAGCCGTTGACAATGGCTCCTATGATAATTTCGTCCACGATAGCGCAGGGTACGGCCTTGCGCAGTGGACTTTTTGGAGCCGGAAAGAAAATATGCTTGAGTTTGCACGGGCCGCAGGCAAGTCTATTGGCGACTTGGAAATGCAGCTCGATTTTTTATTCAAGGAATTGAGCGGGAGCTACGCGAGTGTGCTTGCTACACTCAGGACGGCTACCACCGTCAAAGAAGCAAGTGACAGCGTACTCGTGGACTTTGAACGCCCGGCAGACCAGAGCAGCACAGTGAAAACACGGCGAGCAGGTTACGGCCAGACGTACTACGACAAGTACGCAGGCGCAGCCAGCGGCCAGACAGGAACAGGAGGTAATAATATGAGCAACAGCTCTCTCGTAAACTATACGAAAATTAGCCCGAACCGCACCAGCCCACGAACGCACGCGATTGACACCATTACAATTCATTGCGTTGTGGGGCAGGTTACGGTAGAGAGTTTGGGGAACATCTTTGCCCCGACCTCGAAGCAGGCTTCTTCCAACTACGGAATTGGCAAAGATGGAAAAATCGGAATGTATGTAGAGGAGAAAGACCGCTCTTGGTGCTCCTCGAATGCCGCGAACGACCATAGGGCCGTTACGATTGAGGTTGCAAGCGACACCACAGAGCCGTATGCGGTGACGAGTGCAGCCTACAATGCGCTTCTTGACCTCGTTACCGACATCTGCAAGCGCAACGGCATTAAGAAACTGGTGTGGTCTACAAACAAAAGCGACCGAGTGAACCACAAAAACGGTTGCAACATGACGGTACACCGAGACTACGCAAACAAATCTTGCCCCGGCACATATCTTTATGAGCGGCACGGGGAAATTGCGGCGGAGGTAAACCGCAGGCTGGGAGCGACTGGAACAACCGGGACGACTACGACCACCGGCGAGACGGTTTATACTGTCGTTGCGGGCGATACCTTAATCGGAATTGCCAAGAAGTACGGAACAACCTACCAGAAGCTCGCAGAGTACAACGGCATTTCCAATCCAAGCCTGATTAAGGTAGGCCAGAAAATCAAAATCCCCGGCACCAGCACAAGCGGAACCGCCTCTGGAAGTTTCAAGGTAGGTGACGTGGTACAGTTTACCGGCAGTAAGCATTATACCAGTGCGAGCGGTACCAGCGGCTCCTCTGCGAAAGCAGGCCCGGCTAAAATTACGCTGATTTCCAAGGGCGCGAAGCACCCGTACCATATCGTCCACACGGACAACACCAGCAATGTCTATGGCTGGGTAGATGCTGCGGACATCGGAGCGGCGGGCAGCAGCGCAGGCGGAACCACCGGCGGCAGCAAAGCGACCACCCATACAGTGGTAGCGGGCGATACGCTTTCTGAATTGGCCGCAAAATACGGCACGACCGTAGCGAAGATTGTGGCCGCGAATAAGAGCAAGTACAGCAACATCACGGCGAACTACATCGTCGTGGGGTGGAAGTTGACAATCCCGGCATAAAGGAGGAGCGCATGAAAGAGTTATTGTTTCAGATTTTGCAGGCCGTTATCATTGTTGTTATCCCTATCGTTTCAGGCTATTCCATCAAATGGATTAAGCAGGCTGCGGAGGAAGCCAAAGCGAGCACCGACAGCGAGAAGATACAGGGATATATCACCGAGATTGCGAATGCGATTTCGGACGCGGTAGCGGCCACAAGTCAGACATTTGTGGACGAGCTGAAAAAGAACGGCACATTTACTGTAGAGGCGCAGAAAGAGGCGGCACAGAAAGCCTTAGACGCTTGCCTCGCGTCCATCAGCCCGGCGGCCACGGCGTTTATTCAGGAGACCTACGGCGACCTTACGGAATACCTCTCCAATAAAATTGAGGCAGAGGTACGCAAGCAGAAGTCGGAGACCCCGACCATGCTTGCGCTCCCGGTAATGGAGACAACCGAGGACACGACCGCTATTGCAGCAAGCACAGCGGCGGCCACCGCCGCGACGATTGCGCAGACAGCCATCAGGCAGCTCGACGCGGAGCCGAAGCTGCACGAACAGGATTAAGCCAAAAACGGCTTGCCCCCTCTTGCGGAGAAATCCGTGGGAGGGGGCTTATTTTTTTGCCCAAAACAGGAAAAAGTCAACAATGCGCCACACAAAAAGTACAGCATAGTCAACAAATGTCCCGTTTTGGGTAAATATTTTCTTGATTTGGTTGACATTGCCCCAAATAGGGGCTATAATGAAATCGCAGTTAAGGAAAAAACAAAAGATTTCCCCGAAACGGGGCAGGAGGAAAAGACCATGAAAGAAATCGTGTGGCAGGAGTTCAACAAGAGCGATAGGCTCGTAACAAAGCGCAAGACCCTCAAGACCGTTGAGGCTCTGGAAAAGTTCATCGAAAAGCTCACTGAAAAAGACAATTTCTACACCATTTTGGCAACCCGATAAGGAGGGCAACATGAAAAAGTTTAGCAGTCAAGAGGAATACGAGCGTTGGACAGACACGTTCGAGAACGCCATCGACTACGAAGAAATCCCCTGCGTCATTGACGACGGGTGGAAAATCTCGGCCGATATGTTCACCGAATGCAAAAGCTACAAGACGGCCCTCCGGCGGTTTGCAAAGGCGTTCAAAGAAGTACACGACGACATTCCCGGGTGGGTGGAGTGTATGAGAGAGAGCTGCGAGGCCGGTTGCTTTCAGGACGTGAATGGCTGGCGACCTGCTTGGTCGAACGACCCGGAGGAAATCAAAGCGCACAGCAAGAACGGAACCTATAGCTGGGGCGTTGAGGAGACAACAGAGGGCTACTGGTACGTGTTCCTGAATATTTCTGGAATCTACGCGAGCAGGAGTGCAACCTAATTTTTTTATCCATAAATACCCCAAAATGGGACAAAAACGTTTCATGTGAAACGCAAAATGACGCTAAACAGAGCAGGCTGACCTACCGGCGAGACGGGGAGAAAGGACGAAAGCACATGAACGCGATTTTTATTGAGGGCAAGAGGAACGGCTACGGCCCCGACCAATGTGGCCGCACCCTTACGGTCGGAGAGCTTATCGAAATCCTTGAGGAGTTTGACGAGGATAGGACAGTCTACCTCCGCAATGATAACGGCTATACCTACGGTAGCATTACCGAGGAGGACATCAACACGGCGGAGGACTTGGGCTATGACGAGGAGGACGAGGACGAATGAGATATTACAGCACACAACGCCCGGTAGGGCCGGGTACATTCCCGAAACCGCAGGGGAACACGGTCAAGGAAGTTTTCAACTTCGATAGCAAGACCTACTGCGAGGAGATTGGCCGGGAGGCTTGGGGCTATATCGAGTATGAGAAGCCCCTTGACCCGGAGCTTGCGGCAGGCTACGCACTCGTGGCGGACGGCGTTGGCTGCACAGGCTGCGTCCATGAGGCGGTCAGTCGGGATATGGACTTCTGCTGGGACTGCAACCGTAACCCGCGCAGGAAAAGGCAAGACCTCTACAGGCACCGCCCGACGGGAGGTGAGTAGGCGTGATTGACTACAGCAGGCTCCTCAAAGAGCTTGAGGAGGAAAAGGAGGCCTGTCAGTACGCATACAGCGGCATGGTACCGGCGTTCTACGCACAGGCCCTCCGTAAGGCCATTGAGGACATCAAGGAGTGCCGGGACTGCGCAGCGGAGGCAAAAAGAATGGCGGAGTTCAGTTGATAGGAGGAGACGCAGGTGCTTAGACCGGGCATTTATGTGGCGGAGAACGACGACGGCATATACGACCAGTACAAAATCACGATGGAGGTTAAAGAAACCGAGAAATCCTACATTTTCCGCCTTTTCGAGTTCAAGAGCCGCTACAGCGGCGCACATATCGAAATGCTTTTTAAAAACTCAAAACGGGTGGTTATCAGAAAGGACAAGGGAGGCCACGCAATGAGGGTGTGGAGTGACAGTGATTTTACACTTTACCCATACCAAGCGGGCATACCCTACTGGTTCAAGAGGATAGAGGAGGAGGCATAAATGGACGAATACAAAGTGAAACAGCTCCGGCAAATGCTGGCCCATGAGACCAGCGAGAACGAGGAGCACTACGGCGCAAGGTTGAGCCACTGGTACGGCGATACGAGGACGCTCACCATCGACGCAGGTGGACTGAAAGCCCTTATCGAATACTACTCACGACATGACACGGATTTGGAGGGAACAGAGAATGAATAAAAGAGTTTATTATCCGATTGACGAGAAATCCGCGAGAGCGGCGCATGAAATGATGTCCATGAGAGACTACCACGAGGGCAGCAAGACGGCGGAATACCGTACATACGCAGACCGCGCCTATGACCTTGCGGAGCGAGTGGAGGAGGAGCGGCCGAAACAAGCAGAGCGAGCGTGGAGGCTTGCCGAACGGTACGCCCGGAAGATGGCGGACAATATGAACGCTTCGAGCCGCATTGGAATGATGTGTCCGTCCATTCTCATTTCAGGAGCCGGAAACTTCCCTGTTAGAAAGAAAGAGAAACAGAACGCGCGAGACAGGGCCAACATAGAGGAGTTCAACGCGCTTCAAGGGTATATCGGCAGACTTGAGCGGCTTCTATACGGAACAGAGGTTATTCGTTCCGACGAGGAGGACGCAATCGAACAGTTAGAGGATAAGCTCGATAAACTTGAGGACGCGCAGACGCGAATGAAAGCGGTAAATGCTTTCTACCGCAAAAACAAGACCCTCGACGGCTGCCCTGACCTCACAAATGAGGAGCGACGCGAAATTGAGGATTGTTGGGCGCGAGGGTGGTACGTCGGGGTTCCTTATCCAACTTACTATCTGTCCAACAACAATGCGAATATTAAGCGCGTTAGGGAACGTCTTGAGGGATTGAGACGGGAAAAGAACAGAGAGACTACGGAGCGGGAAATCGACCTTGGCGGTCTTGGGTTTACGGTAACAGAGAATGTTGAGGAAATGCGCTTGCAACTGTTCTTTGAGGGGAAGCCGAAGCCAGAGGTTAGAGACATTTTGAAAGGCGCGGCGTTCAAGTGGTCTCCACGAAACGGCTGTTGGCAAAGACAACTCACAGATAACGCACGTTCCGCCATGCGCCGCGTAATCGAAAAACTCAAGGAATTACAAGAGGGAGGCGACGACAAATGACACAGTACAAATACCTACGCGGCTCGCAGGACAGCCGCGAGGCCGTAGAGTTCGACATTACCCGGAGGGGCCAGTACATAACGACGTGCGTTGTAGATGTTGACCTGTTGCTGTGTGGGATTAAGGCATTTCCTTGCGGCAACGGGGACGATGTAAAGCTCACACCAGAACAGCAGTTCGCTATCCTTGAGACGGTGCAGCAGGAGCGGAAACGCATTACAGATAGTTACCCCGTCAAGACATACGAGGGTTGGCGCGAAAGCGGTCTGCCTTCGTTCGAGGACTACTGTTTCCCCGGCGACACCGTTGACGAAGCAATGGTAGAGCATTTTGTGAACAGCGTCCCGCCCGTCCTTATGCTGTCGTTCTGTACGCAGGCGGGGGAGCCGTTCAGTCACGAGGGAGACGAGCGCGGAGCGTACAGGCCCACCTACACCACGTTCCACGACCTTGGAGGGGGCCGCTGGCAGTTTGACGGCTACTGCTTTTACAAGGAAAACACGAACCGATACGTCCGCAAATCGAGACTTGAGGAGCGTATCACAGAGGCCCGGAGGGAGGCGAAACAATGTACCGAATAAACACAAATCCGGGCAAGGCGGCAACCATAAAGGGTCACGCCTCATTCCCAGAGGATTTTCCAAACCTCCGGCCCGGAGAGGATTTTTCAGCACGAAAAGTGGGGGAGGATTGGGAAATAGAAACGACGTTATTCGGAGAGACGCTGGAAAAACGCCTGCAAATATTTAAGAGGGAGGTGGAGACGCATGGCAACTGACTATAAGGAGAAAATCAGGAAGCTCCTTGCACTGGCGGAAAGCCCGGTAGAGGCGGAGGCAAAGGCCGCTCTCCTCAAGGCCCGGCAGCTCATGGCAGAACACAAGCTCACCGAGAGAGACTGCAAAGAAGCAGAGAAGCAGGCGGTCAGAGACGTAAGGACGGACATCACCTGTAGCAAAAGGCGGGAACCTTGGATTATCCCGCTTTCTGCTACCATCGGGGAGAACTATTGCTGCAAGGGCTACCGTAACCGGCGATACGGGGAGCAGACCAATACTGTAGGATTTATCGGTCTTGAGGACGATGTAGAAGTATGCGTTGCCATTTTCAAGTACGCAGTGGACTGTATTCGAGCGGGGGTGAAGAACATCAAAAGGGAGTATTCGGGCTATCCGGCGTACCTTTCCAAGCTCATTAAGCGGGAGTGCGACAGCTACGGATATGGGTTCGTCCTCGGTATTCAGGAGGCGTTCAAGAAACAGGAGGAGGAAAACCGGCAGGAATGGGGCCTTGTTCTGGTAATGCCGAAAGAGGTTAAAGAGGCTTCACAGCACCTCGGACACGAGCAATTCAAATCACGCGCAGAGGAGAGTATTTCATACGACGCATACCGGCAAGGGTATTCTGATGGGAAAGAGTTTGACCCAACGCGGAGACTGAAATCGGAGGTAACAGCATGACGAGAGAAGAATATGACACAAAAATATCGGCAATGGAGCCGCTGACGGAGGAGCAACGTAAGAGCATTACCTGCACGCTTCTCGGACACAGCCACATCACTACAGGCTTTTTTGGGTACGTATACTGCGCCCGCTGTGGTGAGCTTGTAGGGGACTGCCTCGGAGGGGGATAATACGACCCGCTGGAGGTGCGGGTGGGCCACAACTGCCCAACCTGCCGGGCCAACTATGAAAAGCTGGGCTGGGAGGACAAGGTACTCACCCCCGACCCGTTCACGGAAGAAGTGGAGTAGCTTGTCGGTGAATAAGGACAAGCCCAAGGAGCCTGAAAATATTTCCAAAAAGTTCTCCGTTTTGGTTGACTTTATGCCACACATAAACTATAATTAAATTACAGTCGGGAGAGACCCCGGCGAGTACGGTGGCAAGTGCCAGAAAGGAAAGGCTATGTACGACGAAATGAGCAATGTGGGCGAGCTGCTGGTAGAGAAAGCAGAGGAAAACCAAACCCGCAAAATCCTTGAAATCCTCAATACTTGCAAAGACCTTGAGGAAGCCAAGGAAAAGGTAAAGGCTCTGCTTAATAAATAAGCAGAGCCTCGCAGAAACCAACAGAGGGAGCGGTACTTGCCGCCGCTCCTTTCTATGGTATATCTAATTATATCACAATGCAATCGAAAAGGCAAGGGACGGGAGGTGTAGAGACGGTTTGAAGAAGATGGGTAGGCCGAAAGCAGACAAGCCCAAAGAAATCAAGTACAGCATTCGCACAGACGAGGAGACCGAGAACAAGCTCCTCCGATACTGCGAGGCAGAGGGTATAACGAAAGGCGAGGCGTACCGCAGAGGAATTGAACTCCTGCTAAAGCAGGCGAGCAAGTAGAACGAAATCACAGGAGGAGAGCGACATGAAGAATGCGCTTATCCCCCTCGAGAAAATTCGGGAACGAATTTTCGGGGGGGGGGGGGGG